CTTTTCAGTTTTGTAACTTATGCGAAGTTAATGTCTCTGATATTAAAGATCAAGATGACTTTAACGCGAGGGTGAAAGCCGCTGCGTTTATAGGAACGCTGCAAGCAGGTTACACCGACTTCCATTACTTGAGAGAGATATGGAAAGAGACAACTGAAAAAGATGCATTGATCGGAGTGTCAATGACTGGTATCGGCTCTGGCGCCGTATTAAATTATGACATGACCAAAGCTGCTGATATTGTTAAGCGTGAAAACGCCCGTGTTGCTAAGGTAATCGGAATAAATAAGTCAGCAAGATGTACAACTGTAAAGCCTGCAGGAACGACATCTCTGGTACTAGGAACATCTTCAGGCATTCATGCTTGGCATAATGATTATTATGTCCGTAGGATGCGTGTAGGAAAGAATGAGGCTATATATACATATTTATCTGTACATCACCCTGAGTTAATTGAAGACGAGTACTTCAGACCTCACGACACTGCGGTTATTTCTGTGCCTCAAAAAGCTCCTGAAGGATCAATACTAAGAACTGAATCGCCTTTCGATACACTTGAGAGAGTGAAGCGCGTTGCTACTGAATGGGTGAAGCCAGGTCATCGTGTTGGTTCTAATTCCCACAATGTGTCGGCTACCATATCATTGAAAGATGAAGAGTGGGATGAGGCTGGTGATTGGATGTGGGATAATAGAGATCATTACAATGGTCTATCAGTATTGCCATACAATGGTGGTACGTATACTCAGGCTCCGTTTGAGGACGTTGACGAAGCTAAGTTTAATAAAATGTCCAAAGTGTTATCTAACGTAGACTTGACCAAAGTGGTTGAGCTAGATGACAACACAGATCTATCAGGCGAGCTTGCTTGTGCTGGTGGTAACTGTGAAGTAGTTTAATTTAATTTTATTTATTATGACTGAATTAGAAAAATTGTATCAAAACATGGCGGACACCTTAGAACAAGGTGTGACTGACTTAGAAAAGTTTGAAGAAGGCAATATGTCGGCTGGAACTAGAGTCCGCAAGAATATGCAAACAATTAAAGATCTAGCTCAAAAAGTTAGAGTTGCTGTTCAAGAGCAAAAGAACGCTGTAGCTAATTAAATAGCTATAACGTAAACGATAATCATTATCGCTACGTAAAGCGCTTTGCTTATATCAATTTTACGGTCCATAGGGTTATAATCACCTTGTGGGCCGTTTTCTATATTAAGTAATTGTTATCTTTTGTTTATGGTAAAGCTAATTAATGTCACCCCACCACCAGCCGTGTAAATCATATCTTGCCACTCGAACGTAGACTTAGGGTTTGAGTCATACTTATCTTTAAGCTCTTTAGCTACACCAATAGTTATAGCCGCAACCAACGGTCCAAACTTTATAAGCTTTTCGTTGTCAGTGTATTCTACTATAATACCTCTTGTAGCGTGCGCTGTAAGATAACCAGCCGCAAAGTGATATGCGTAGTCTTTCTTAAACACAGGCGCTTGTATTATAATTAAAGATAGCGATATTATAAGTAAGTATTTCATGGCTAAGGAGTTACGTTAAGGCGTTGTTGTATATTCTTGACCCGGGTTACTTCCTCCTAAGAAAGTTGACCAATCATACTCTACTACGGCTGTCACCCAAAAAAATCTACTAGCGTTCTGCAAATCAACAGATTGTTGTATTGATATTGCCATTTTCTCTGTGGATTCAAAATGTTTAGCATTGTCAAAAGCAAAATGAAACACGTGGTGATCGTCACTTGCCGAAGCTGATAGTACAGCAGTTTCTTCTACAGTCCAAGCGTTAGTATACGATTGACCGCAAGGTGATGTTTCAATACCAACTGTTATATCACTTGCTGATCCGTGCATTTGAGAGTAGTGTACCGTTACAGATACAACTCTACCGTCTGCTGGCATAACCATACAAGCTTCTTCTTGATAATTAGCTGTTTGCTCATTAGCGGTTACAAACGGCATAAAATGTTTATCTGTACCTAAGTCATCTACAAAGTTCATTGGAAATACTTGTATTTGTTTTTGTACACTACCTCCAATATCTAAGTTACCGCTTACCTTTATATTACCGTCAACTTCTAGTTTTTCACCTGGACTTGTTGTACCAATACCTACATTACCAGCGTTGTTTACATATAAATCGCCTCCTGCAGAGGCAGACCCGTCTATCATTACACCACCGTCACCATCAGTATTGTATATTTCTAAATCACCGTTTCTATTGTATTCTATTATACCTTGTTCTGCACCTGATTTTTCAAATATAAGTTTGACTGGAGTAGCACTACCACCGCCTGAAGTAAGTTTTAAAAAGTCTGTAGCACTACTAGATGATATTTCAAGCAGTGAGTCGGGACTACTAGTTCCAATACCAACCTTGTTATTAGACAAGTCAATGTTAAAATTGTTAGCGTTAACTCCGACGTTTGCACCTAAAGATAGCTTACTGTTTTCAGAAGAAATATAACCGTTAGTATCATTATCTGATAAAGCAATATAAGCTTTGTTGTCTGTAGATGTTAATCTTATAACAGCATCATCTGCAGTTTCTATATGTAGTGGTGATAAAGGACTTGTAGTTCCAATGCCAACGTTGCCAGCGCCTGTTATACGCACAAGTTCAGAGTTAGTGTTTGGTATAGAGCCTGAGCTTCCAGTTGAGCTGGACCTAAATATTATGTTGCCACCCGCTGCTGTACCAGTGCTTAACCCAGCCGTAAGAGTTAAATCACTACCGGCAACATTAGCTCCACTTGCTAGGTCTACGGTAATAGCTAAGGGCGAGCTGTTATCTGAGCTTAATATAGCGCTCGTAGAACTACCATCTCCTATTTGTAATTTATATACGTTAGAACTTACTGTAGAAAAGAAAAGATTATGACCTTCTAGTTTTCCGGCGCTAGAGTTGTAAGCTATAATTTGATTATCAAGGTAACTAGTAGTTCCTGTACCACCGTTGCCAACAGGCAAAGTACCTGTTACATCGCTGGTCAGATCTGTAGTTCCACTGCTTACAGTATTCTTTACTATTTTGTTGTTCGAGTCTAAGCCTAAGTTTCCACCACTAGCAATAGTGCCCGTGCTAATATCTTCTAAATAGACATCATTACGAAACCTAGCAATTAGATCGTATATGTGTTGACCTATCCACTTCATAGGTTAATTTATTAATATATCTACAGTGTCAGTTGATCCTACTGTAGCGTATAAACCAAAGCCTGTAGGTGAGCTGTTAGAAAAAGAAAACACACTAGCATCGTCTAACAAAAGAGACGTACCAGACGGTATCTTAACTAAGCTTATTAAAAAGAAAGTTTTAGATGCTGCCGCCGCAGGAGAATCTTGTATAAACAAACTAACAGTAGCATCTGCTGAAGCGTGGGTGTTAGTTATTAATATAGAGTTGATGTTATTAACACCATCGCCAGGAAACAAAAGCTCTATGTCTACTCCAGAGGCTACCCCATTGTGGAATAGCCCACTGTCGTAGGTTATGCTATGTCTCCTTATTGCAGCCATATTTAGCTAAATACTTGATATTCAATTGTCATATCGGTAGCTACACTAGGTATAACGGTTATATCGTCATCTACATCCCAAGGAAACCACATCCAGTCGCCGCCGTATAGTCTACCTATTTCTTCAACCTCACCACCATCGTGAGCTCCAATAGTAATTTTAAAATACTCAGTGTGATCTGAAGAAGGGTTGTTAATATATACGTAAGCGTGTGTTGTAGAAACACTACCTGTAGTAATTAAGTCAGCTTGAGAAGTGCTTGACAATACTTTAGTTACAGAAGTCATTGTGTTTAGACCTGTAGTAGAACCAGCTGTAAATAAAGTGCTGGTGTTGCTAACGTTAATATTACTGTCCGTAATATCGCTAGCCAAAGAAATTGATGCGTTTACTGTTGCCATGTCTTTATTTATTAAGCGTTAGTTAAAAAGTCTGTGTCTTCGTGGAACAACGCGTATTCAACAGGTATATCACCAGTTGACGATGTCCAGTTGGTTGCCGCTACTTCGATAGAGGCCGCCGTATCTGTTTGACTCCAAGGAATAAACATCCAGTCTCCAGCGTAAAGCTTACCTATTGTTTGAGCGTTTATTGTTACTGTAACGTAAAGACTAGGGTCTGTAGATTTGTTTATAATGTAAACCTTAGCCGCTAAGTCATTACCTTCAGCGTTAGCTGCTAATAAAACTTTATTTGTTGCGTTTCTTAAATGAACTCTACTAAGTCCAGTTGTTTGATCTAAATCAGTCGTAGCACCTGCTTTCGTGCAAGTAGCCGTTTTAGAGACATTAACTGGATCACCAGCAATGTCTGCACTTGTTAATGTAAAAGTTGCTGTTGTTGCCATTTTTATTTATTGTTTATAATTTATTAATCTACAAAAAGCATATATTCTAGTGTCATGTCGTTAGCACTAGGGTCTATTTTAATGTCGTTATCTGCATCGTGCGCTGACCAAGGTATTAGAGCCCAGTCGCCAGCATATAATCTTCCTATATCTTCTGAGTTTATAGTTACTAAAAAATACTCTGAAGCTGTTGTAGATATATTTTTTAAATATAACTTATGCGCTTTATCTGCAGTGTAATCGGTGCCATCAAACAATGTGTATTGCGCGTGACCGCCAGAAACTGTTTTTCTACTTAAACCAGATGTATTTAGTATTCCAGTAGAGTTACCAGCACCTGTTAAAGTAGCTGAAGACGTTAAAGCTATTTCATCAGACAGTAAGTCTGTACTAGCTATAGTTATTGTTGCTGTAGTTGTTGCCATAATTAGTCAAAATCTATATATTCTATTGTTACTTCCTGGCCTTGCTCTATCGCTTTTGCAATACTAGGATAAATTCTTTTATATGCGTTAACACTTTTGCCAATGAAACCGTCAGGTAACAATTGGTTATTTTCTTGGCTGTCGCCCACAAGCAAACACCCAGCAGTATGCTCGTCAGTGTTTCCAGTGTGAATAAGAATATACTCAAAGTTAGGAACATCAACGACATGAAGCATACCGCGGTGTAAACCAGGATATTTTTTACTGTATCTTTCATGAAACCCACCTTCTTTTCTAAGCTCAACATTATAAACTCCAGCCGGCACTCTTGTTTCACCTCTAACCTTTAAAGCTCTCTGCTCGTCTTCAAGCGTATAACAAAGAAACTGATTTCCTAAATCGTTTTCTTCAAATAATAAACCGTGAGTAGAGTCTTTTTCTGAGCTAAATCTTAATACCTTTAACTTCATACTATACGTTTAAAAGATTACATAATTAATACCACACTTAAAGTCATACCACTCTTTGTTCCAGTACTTGTTGTATTTACCTTCTATGAAACATCCTAAGTTTTTATTTAGCTTGTACCCAAATATTAAACCACCAGAATAATCGTACCATTGCTCACCATCATTAAAGTTGTGGTATGAAAACTCATTACCGTTGTCGTAGTGATAAGGCATTAAGTTGCCCCAGCTGTGTAGCCAGAAGTTTTTCTTATAATGATAAAAGTCAAAACCTACAACAACAGAATGTTGCCATTGATTCTGTAGTTCTTTACGTTTGCCTTCAACAAAGTCTTTTAGTATGCCAGGCATGACTACTTGGTTCCATACTTCTGAGCTAGTAGCTACAACGTCTCCGTTAGGATTTTTATACTCAGATTCGTAAACATCTACGCTGTAACCTTCTTCAATAGCTAAACATGTATAATGTATTCTATCGTTATCAAACGACCACTCTTCAAGCGGGTCATATCCATAAGGCTCAGCAAGTCTTTGCACGGCTCCAAGATTAAATGATAACTTATTTTTACCTACTCTAAGCCTTTGCGAAGACTCGAAGTATTCAATGTCTGCAAAACCATTTTTAATGTACTCGGCTTTAGCTAGCCAATTATCTTTTACATATCGTAAGAAATGTGTTTGGTCAAAGTACTCTATACCTTCTTGTCTTTTATAATCTACTTCAAATAAATACTCAAAAGGCGATCTACCAACACTAGCGGCATCTGAAAACGATGTTTCGGTGCCATCTTTAAACGGCGTTGATCCTTCATAGCCAAATCTTTTTATTCTACGTATACCTATTGTTAGTGAATAGTCGTACGGAGTAAATATAGTGTCATACACAAGCGTGCTACCGTTTACAGAATATATATCTTCATCTGATAAAGATGTGCCACCGTTAGCTGCTACATAAAATGTGGAAAACTTAAACGCTTTTTTAATTTGTGCGTTAGCTGTAGTAGAAAATATAAGTAAAAGTAATACTAATAACCTCATTGTATAATAAGCTTTGTTGTTATGTTTAAGTTGTTTTTAGATATTTTAACTAAATAAAAACCTTTGTCTAGTTTTAATCGCGTAGTTTTTTCAGCTTCATAAGCAAGCTTACCTTCTATGCTATACACTTGCACGTCAACCTCAGCGTTAAAGTTTACTAAACCTGTAGAAGGATTAGGATAAGGTAAAACTCCTAGCCTATTAAAAGACTCTACGTTTGTTGGTCCAGTCCAACCGTCTTGACAATAAGCGTATAAGTCGTTGCAAGCATAATCCCATTGATCATCACAACAGTAAGGATCTACTTCTATTACCCATTCAAAACAAGCGTTAGGAATATAGTATATATCACCAACGTAACAATCAGCAGAATAATAGCAGCTAGAGTCTGGCACGTTAGCTTCCGCGTTATAATTAACAGCGGTCGGATCAGTACAACCAGGCAGTGGATAAATACAAGAGCCATTATCAGTGTTTGCAACTTCGTTATAGTTTAATGCTGTACTATCAGTACAACCGTTAATAGTCGGTATACAACCTCCATTATCAGTGTTACACGTGTCACAGTAATTGAAAGCTGTAGGGTCAATACATCCAAACACTACAGGTAAGCAGCTACCATCTTCTACGTTCGCGTTAGGGTTATAATTGAAAGCGTCGTCGTCCATACACCCTAATACAACCTCTATGCAAGATCCTTCAAGCTCAACATTAGCTTCAGGATTATAGTTAAAGGCTGTAGAATCCATACAACCTAAAACGATTGGTGTTAAACAAGAACCGTCTTCAAAGTCAGCGTCTGCATTGTACTCGATGTAATTTGGATTCGTACACCCAGCGATGTAGTAGCAACTTCCGTCGTCTGTGTTAACACTATCATTATAATTTAAAGCTGTTTCATCTATACAGCCGTAAGTTTTTTCTATACAGTTATCGCCACAGTAGGGCATTCCGTTAACTATTACAAAAGGAATTAAAGGACTAGCAAAACCTCCTGGCGCATCAATAGCCACATGCTCATCAGAATACAAGCTATAGCCACACTGTACTGATGTAAACTGTGATTGCTGCGTTATGTTAAACTTAACGCTAATAGGCTCTAGTATGCTTAACTCAAAAGTAAATGCAGTATCAAAACCGTTATCCAAGGTAAATATACCTAAAAAGTTATTGCCTTGAAATACCTGTAGATATGCTCCAGCCCAACCATTACCGGCTAAATCTGTTAGCTCTAAAGTATGAGTGCAGCTGTCTGTTAGTATGTTTGTATTAGCTAAGCTATCATAATTAAATGCTTCTATATCAGTACAGCCAAACGCTTTTTCTGTAAAACACATACCTGTATCTACGGTTGCTTGTGGTAAAAATTCCACAAAGTTGTTATCCATACAACCAAACACAGGCGGTGGTGGCGCACAGTCCTCTAATGTAAACCCATGAAAAGCAGCGTAACCAAAGTTAGCAGAGTCTGGTTGAACTAAAGTATCGCCGCAATGAACCACATAGTAAGATCCGTCTTGTCCGCCCCATAAACTACCTTGAACTCCATCACCATATTGATCTGCTATGTTAAATATATATTCGCCGTTAGGTACGCACAGTTGAGTTACCTGAGGTGAATAATCTATTATGTCGTCGTAAGGACCACCTGAAACAATGGTGTCTTCCATCTCTGTAATAATAGCCCAAGATGTTTCGCTTGGGTATTGATCTGGATTTATTATAATATCTAGATACGTACCGTTAGGGCACTGAGCAAGTGCTATATTAACACAGAGTAGTAGTGTAATTAAATACTTCATTAAAATTTACTTATTATAAGTTCTTCAATATATTCTTTAACTTCTTCTTTAGTTGCGACCATTTTGAAACTAAGGTCTGCTTGAAATCTTTTAACTTCTTCTCCATCATCAAATATTACTATTGTTGGTACTATTGCGATCTTATATTTGCTTTGATTGCTATCGTCTTCTATCAATAAGCTTTTAGTATCGCAGTCTTTTATTTTAGAAAACCACTCAACGTCGTTGGCGTCGTTCCAGCCGGCGTTAAAATGAACTGCTTCAATCTGGCAATAAGCTGTAGTGCAAATCAAAAGCAGTACTGTGGTTATAAGCGCTTTCATTATCTTAGCGCGTCAATTTTGTCTTCCATGCGTATCATACGCTCTTCTAACTTTTTAACGTCGTCTCTAGTTTCTATAATAGTACTACGTATGTTTTCGTCTTTCATGTTAAACTCCATGCGTGTAATATCTGGCTTAGGAAGCTCCTTAGCTTCAGCGATGTCAGCCTGCAAAACAAACCACATGCTTATAATAGTTGCCATGCCAAACCCTATACCTATTAGAGTTTGTATACTAATTTTAAAACTAGTATTTTCGTTAAGCTCTTTTGCCATTATTTTGTTGTTTGAGAGTCTTTAAGATCTTTAGCTGAAGGAGCGCCTTTGCTACCAGGCTTTCTCATTTTTTCGCCTGATCCAGCTTTAATTCTTTTTCTTTTAGCGTGAATGTTATCCCACAAACCTCTTTTGCCCTTTAATGGGCTTTTCATTTTAAATGCCATATCTAGTTTTTTTTAACATCTCCATCTACGCCTAGCCGCTCGACCTCTTTCACCTGTCCAACCTTTAGACCTAGCGCAGAATGATTTTCTACGTTTAGCAGCTTTACTGCCTGGTTTAACTTTTCCTGTTACAGCGGTTTTTAGCTTACTTCCTGGGTTTTCTTTGCGATACTGTTTAACTCCCTTAGAAGTCATCCCAGCGCCCTCTTCTGCGGTCCTAAACGTTCTACCACTACCCTTGGTAGTTTTTCTCATTTTAAGAGGGTTGTTATGTTGGATATAAGCCATAGTTTAAATATTACTTGTTTTACCTTTCATTTAATCGTGGTAGTAGCAGAATTGACTTTTGCTTCTTGTCATCATTTTGCACCTTGTTCCGTCAGACTTTCTTTTTCTACACTGCCTGTCTTTAGAGTTAGGGTTTATCATCTCTACTTTTTCGTGTATTGTACACTTACCGTTTTTAATAGGTTTTCTTGTACATCTTGTGCCGTCAGACTTTGCGCCACTACAAGTTATGTTTTTCTTGCCGTCTTTTCTTTCTTTCTTTTGATCTAACTCGTATTGCTTTTCAGCCTCTTCTTTTTTCTGCTTTCTATCTTTTTTAACTACTTCTTTTTTAGCGTCCTTCTTCTCTTGCTTTATTTCATCTTTAACTTTGTCAACCTCTTCTCTTGAGTCTATACCTAAACTCCATTGATCCCAACCTAAAAATACAAATATTCTTTGAAGAGCATGTAGCTCACTATCTGTAGACGCTTTTAAGTTGTCTATCTTTCTAAGCATACGATTGATAGGTATGTTTGTTACACCTTCAACGCCTAATGTTATAGATTGATAAACAGGGTTTTCTAAAGTGTCATAGCCCATGCGGTCGTAAACATGCTTGTTAAACTTATCAGTCTTCATAGCGCTGTATAGCTTTCTAAACTTAGAGCCAATACTAGGTGATAAGTTAAGAGCTTCAACAAGAACATTACCAAGGTCTCCTCTATAGCCTTTGTCTCGCTCATCTATAAACTTATATATAGTATTCTTTACTGTAGAAATAACAGCGCCGTATATACCAGAACCACGAAGTAAAGAGTCAAGAGCACCGTTAAATATTCTTTCTACTTTAGTGTCTTGCTTTTTCTTTTTCTTTTCATCGTCTTCTTCTTCATCAAAACCTATAGCAAATATAGCCTGTTGTAAAGCGGAGAATATTAGGTTTTGCACAAAGCCGTAGTAAAGTATTCTTGACACGTTGGCTTTCCAATTACCTCTGCCAGCTATTAAATCTTGAGCTGCTTTTTTAGTAAGCCTAGCCATCTGCATTGGTGTGTTAGCAAAGTTTAATATAATTCTACCTATTACAGATCTTTGTTGCTGTGATATTTTATCAGGTCTAGCAGACTGTTGGCTTTCTTCTGCGATCTCTTGAAAATCTAAAAACGCTTTTTCTTGAGCCTCTTTTTGAGACATGCCTTCTGCTAAATACTTTTTAAGCTTTGATCTGTAAAAGTTAGCACCACCAAAAGCAATGGCAACACTATCCGCTATTTGCGTTGGTGTAAAACCTAAAGAAAGAATATATCTAAGAGCTGCAAGTGCTTTGTTTGTAGCGCCTGCTACAGCGTTTTGAAGCTCAGCCTCGTTTATGTTCATTTTTAATCCTGACCTTCTAGCTTTTAGATAATCAGAGTTAAATATAAAAGAAAAGTCTGACCAAAACTGCTTTTGATTAGCAAACATTTTTGCTTGAGCAAATATATTATTCTCTTCAAAGTTTGTAAAGTTAACTATAGATATTAACTGTAGTATTGCAGATCTAGCGTTAAAGAACATGATAGCACCAACAGAGTTGTTAATCCAGTTCATAAAAGCATTAGCTATCTTGTTGCTTCCTTGAGGTCTGCTTCTACCAGTTTTCATAGCGTAAAGCATATCTTCTAAAGCTTCTCTAACGTCATTGCCGTATACGGCTTCTATTTTGTTCATGTTGTCCTTGTCGAACATTTCATCAACGTTAGCTTGCCACTCTTCTAAGTATTTAGCTCTACCGATTTTATCAACAGCGTTCTGCATATCCATAGCTACGTTTTCTACAGACCAAGTATCACTTGGCTTAGCATAACCTTCTTCAACCCTAGATATAGCGCTTAACGTTTCCGCAAAAGCTAAAAGCTCTGGATCAGAAGTTACAACGTCAGAGAGCTCAGCAACTTCTTTGTCTGACAAGCCTGGTATACTATGACCAGCCTTGTTAAATAAGTATACTCTAACAGCGTTGTCATAAGTAAACTCAGATCCAGGTATAAGCTTACCTAATTTCTTTTTAACATCAGGAAACTGTTTCAATAACTCTTTATAGTCGTTAAGTATAGCCATCTTAGCAGAGTTCATTTCTTTATAAGCTCTAGCAAATGGATCAATTAAAGCTTTTTTAAAGAACTCCATTTGAGCTTCACCAACTTTACCTTTGCCAACAAAATATCTAAGTAGGCCCACAAAGTCGTCTGCACTTGGTGGAACAAAAAATCTAAACGGATTATTTCTTTTTCCAAACTTTTTAGCAGACACGTCTGAGAATATTTTGTCAGCATCTACACCTTTGTTTTGTTCTATGATGTCGTTAAACTTTTTGCCTAAACCTTTACTAAACTGTGCTCTTGCTTGAACAGATTTAGACTTAATGTCTAGCTGATCCATTATGTTTTTTACAGCCTCAACGTTTGGCATAGCGTCGTCTACAAAGTAAATATCATTATATCCTTCGTTAGCATACTTGTCTAATATCCACATAGCTTTAGCTTCGCCAGTGCTATTGCCTAAGCCAGTAATATTTTCGTAAGGTAAGTTTACGCCTTGTGTTTTTAACCAGTCATGTATTGCTTTTTGACTTTCAGGTGCTCTAGCTGTAAGTATGTACACGTCTTTAGCGCCATACTTTTTTATTTGATTTTTAAGCTTTTGCATTAGCGGACCTGGCTTACCTTTAGTAACTCTGTTAAAGTCTGTAAAGTCAAAATTCCAACCTTCGCTAGCTAACACATCACCAACAAATGGCCACTCATCAGAAGCTATACGTTTAGTTTGTTTGCCTTTAGTTGCGATTACAAAGTTTTCGCTTACACCAACGGTTTCGTCAAAGTCAAATATGCTTATGCCTTTAGCTTCAGTGTCAGAGTTTATCAGCCTAGCTTTATTGTGAGCGTTATTAATTGTTGTTTGGTTTTTAGCTCTACCTTTTGAAAGCTGCGCTCTAACATTAGCCGTTGAAGCCATTTGCTTAGCGTCTTGCTTTACAAAAAGATTTAATTTAGCTTTTTTAAACGCAGCAGCGTTTAGCTGAGGTTCTACTCTTAATATAAGCTTGCCACTGCTTGATCTAGACATTCTTATAGTTAAAGGTATAACGGCATCGTTAATTCCTTTAGTTTTTAAGCTTAAAACGTCTGTGTCGCCTAAGTGAAAAAGCCCAGCAGAGCCCATGTTTATATATTGAGACGGGATTTTTTTGTTTAAGTAAGCAAACGAAACCCACTCACCGCTAACTATTTTAAAAGTTTTAGAAAGCTTTGCTGCTAGCCCAGCGTTTTTTATAACTTCCCATTGAGCTTTAGTAATAGTAGTTTTACTGTTAAATTCTTTTAAGCCAAGCAGGGTGGCCATTTCTTTTAGTATAGGTTTAGCTTTGTCGTATAGTTCTTTTACAACGTCAGGATTAAAAACTTCCTGCGGAGTTTTTAAAGCAGAGTCGTTTAACAAATCCCATTGATAAGAATTAGATACCCCTCTAGCAGAGTCTCCTTTAACTTCAAAACCTATTTTAACGCCGCCAGGAAACTGTAACCACATGTCTGGTAGACCACCTTCTCTAGGCTTTTTCATTAAAGCTTTTATATCTTTATTTCCTTTAGTTACTTCAATTAAATTATTAATAACTAATATTTCTAGTATCTTATGCGCAGGTTTACTTTTGTTACCTCTTTTGTTTTTTAGCTTAGCGTATTCTTCTGCTACGTTAGGTAGCTTAAACACTTTAGTATAGTTTTCTTGTCTTCTTTTTAAGTATTCTCTTATAGCGTGACCTACTATAAGATCTTTGTCTTTGGTTATTCCTTGTACAAACGCTTTGACGTTAGCGCTTTGTATGCCGTCTACTCTAAACATTTTTACTAGCTCTAACGCTTGTGTTTCTTGTGTAGAGTTAAGAGAAAACTGAGTGTTAATACCTCTATTTACTTTTCTAGCCAAGTCTTGAAGTTGAACTTCAACATCTATGTTAGGAGAAAATATCATAGCGTCTTGAAGAACCGCTGGCTCTTGAACTGTTTCCATCACGGCGTCAAGAGCTAGTGTAGAAATCATCATACGAGATAAACCATCTTTTCTAGTACCTCTAGTTGATCTACCTATTTCGTAGTTTAATACCTCTGCCATTGTTTGACCATCAGAAGTTTTACCTAAAAAGAACGCTTCAACCTCTGCTTTTGTTGGCTTACGCTTTTCGTATAGATCAGGACCAGTGTTTCTACCAACGTCAGGTTTTATTTTACCTTTGTTTATCGCATTATCAACCTCTGTTGGACTTATGTTTTTCTTTACTATAACGCTGAATATTCTTTTACCTTCAGGAAACTTTTGACCAACAAGCCTTTCCATAGCAACAAGATCTTGTATTGTAGAATATTCTAGTATAACATCGATGTTGTCGTAAACAAAGTCAATAAAGCTTTGACCGCTACCCATAGCTTGCTGCACAATGTTTTTCATTTTCTTCTTAACATTGTTTTCAAACTTAAGCATAAAGTCTTTTTCAGATATTTCAGTCTTTTGAGACTTAACTACATCTCTTACACCTTGTCTTATATCTTCTTCTTGCTCTTCAGCAATAAACTTTTTACCGTCTTTTCTTTTTAGTTTTTGTCTATACTCAGACTTTACAACACCACGCTCTTCTGTTGGCTCGGCAAATATACTTTGATCTTGATTTTCAAAATCTTCAATCATAGCATCTTGTTCATCTGCTATAAAGTCAGCGGCTGTCATTTTACCGTCACCACTTACGTCTTTATCAAGAGAGCTTGCTGTAACTTGTTTTTTAGCTTTTTTAGCAGCATCACCAACTCTAAAAGCTATACGACTGTTTATGTGTCCAGATAAACCAAACTTACCATCTTTAGTGGTTTCTTTACCTGGGTCGAAACCTAATATGTCTGGAATTAATAACTCTCTTACACGCTCTTTAAACTCTTCTAGCGGCACACCGTTTACGTTAGCATCTGTAGCACTAATATCTATACCAGCTTTTACTAATTGCTTGTTAATTAAAGGGTCTAAGTTTTGATCGTTTACTAAGTACATGTAAGCATCGACGCTGCCTTTGTCGTCGTACTCTTGCTTAGTCATTTTAGAGCCGTCTTCATTTAGCGCAAAACCGTCAACTTTTTCTTGTATTACAGATGACTTTTGAGCAGTAACTCTAGCGCCTTCTTTTCCTTTAATAGGGCCTACGTCAACACCTTCCTTAGCAGCTCTTGCTATTATCTTACCAGCGGTTTTGTCTCCAGCTACAGCTTTGCCAAAAGTTTTGACAAAGTCAAACACTTGCTTACCATCTTTGAACTGTAGTTTTTTAGCGTAACTGTCAGGCAGTAAGCTTTGCAATTGCTCTGATATAATATTACCAAGCTTAACGAAGAAACCTTCGTTCTCAGCTTTGTATATTTCATTAACCATTGAGTCAGAAAGCAAGTTTAAAACTTCTTGTGCTTGTAAGTCTTCTGTTAAGTTAACTTTACCGTCTTTGTCTACAGCACCGTAAGCTTCTAACCTAGACTTAATTTCGTTAATAAACTCAACCTCGCCAGACTCAAGTAAATGATTAATAAGCTTTTGCCCAGTTTGTATACCTGCGCCTTTTACTTCGGTCATGCCGGCTACAACATCAGATTTTTTAAAGAACGTTTTACGTAAAGCAGCATGTAAGAACTCGTGTGCGGCTACATTAATATATCCTTTTTCGTCAGTAATATCCGCCTCGTTATTTAATACCATCTTCAACTTGCCAGTGGTATTATCTTCAAGAAGCATACCGTAAGTGCCAGTGTTAACAGCTTCAGATATTTTTATTTTTTTACCTTTTTCGTCTTGTGTTAAACCCTTGGTAGCATCTTCAAGTATTGACTGACGATCAGCTATCATTTCTTGAACTTTCTTAACAGACTTTGTATCACCTTTTTCTTGGTAGCCTTTAAGCTCTGCCTCTAAAACTTGTATGTCGTAGCTAGCGTTTTCAACTAAGTTGTTGGTGTATTGCTCTACAACTTCATCTATACTTCCTTCAAAAGTATCGATGTCCATGTCTTTATAGGCTTTCATCTTTTTAACCTTACCGGTTATCTCATCTTTAAGTATATCTAGCCTAGCTCTTCTTACTTTTTGAGCACCTTCAGATTTACCTATTTCTACAGCGCCTTCGTACTTACCTATAATAGCCTCTATTTCAGCTTCTATTGTAGCGAGTTGCTCTGCAGCGTTAGGTACTTTTTCTATACCTTTCTTTTCTGCTTTTTTATTTAGATCAACTCGTTTCTGCTCAAGCTCAACTAAAGTCTCTCTATCAGCTTGATCTGTTATCTTAGAGTCTATTTGAGAGTCTGCTATTGCTTTGCCTTGAGTTTGATCAACAAAAGCTTTTAAAGACTTATCGCCGATAACTTCTATTTTAGCTTTAGCTTTGTCTTCGTTTGATATGTTTTCGTTGCTTAAAAAGCTTTCTATGTCTTTTCTAGTTGCAGTTCCACCGTTTAATGTGTAAGACTTTTTAGTTAGTATGTCAGCAACGTTTGCAATACCTTTAGCTTCAGCTATACCTTCTAAAAATATTTCACTAGCGTCAAGGTCTTGTCCAGCGGCCTTTTGACCTAAAGCTTCACCACCAGCACCAGCACTCATTTCTAACGCAGCAACTTGTTTTGCTAGTCTACCTTTCTGCGTTGCAGTTAAGGCTTTTTGAACTGTTTTTCCACTTTTGCTTATAGTAGAGGCCCCTTTAAGAGCAACAGCACCTATACCTCTTGATATTCCGGCTGTTACACCTTCAATAGCACCTATAGTTAAACCCCTAGCTACAGCTTTGTCTTTTAAGTCTTGAAACTTATCAGCATCCTCTAGTATAGCTCTAACGTTTTCTTTTGTCATCTCTACACCTTCGCCAATCTCTTCTTGTAGTAACTGAGCTAAAGTGTTACCAGTTTCCATTGCGCCGGTAAGACCGCCAAAAAAACCACCAACAGCACCAGATATTGCACCGCCGGCTGTAGTTAAAGCACCAAGAGGCCCAAGTGAAAAGCCTGTAGAACCTATAGCAGCACCTGCAGCAGCGCCAACGCCGGAAGAAGCAGCGGCCGCGCCAAACACTTCTTCAGAGTCTCTAGCAGAAGCAATCATTTGAGATATAGAGCTTACGATTACGGCGGGAGCTATAGTAGGATTTGCCGCAAAAGCTTTTACAGCGCCCCACATGCCGCCACCATTTTCTTCGTACATCTTTTGGTAGTTAAGCATTTCGTCTGTGACGCCTGCTTCTTGCATGCGTTTATTGGCGTCTAAGAAAGCTTGTAAATCTTCATCAGATAGGTTTCTACCTTTTTTATAGATTTCCAAAGCCTCATCTACACTTCGACCTGCGGCCCAACCTTGTTTACCAGATCTATATAAATCACCAACAAAGTCTGTTGCAGTGTTTTTGCCAAAAGCATCCTCTATCCAAGTGTTTTCTTCTTGACTAACCTTACCGCCAATCATTATGTCGTTGCCGTCGGCATCAACGCTAGGTTTTGCTTTAGGCAAACTGTACATGCTTGAAAACTTTTCAAAGTCTCCGTCAAACAAACCTTTTTCTTTGATAGCGTTAAAAACATTTTGCTTGTACTTATCGTTTTCGTAGAACTGCGAAAACTTATCAAACGATATGTTTAAAAGATTACTTTCTATTAAAGCTTTATATAAATGCTGTATATTGTTCATATAGTTTTTATGTCTCTACCCACGTCTAGTAAGGCTATTTATTTCATCTTGGGTTAGATCTCTAAACATAGGCATAGTGCCGTCTTCATCGCCTTTTTTCATTAAAAAGAATTTAATCTTGTCGTATTGCTGTAGTTTTGTAGTATTGGCAAAATCTATATCTAAGCCTTCAGGGGCTTCTTCATTTATCATCATTTGATAAGCAGTTAAATCTAAAGTAAACGATTGTCTTGTTTGTTTTAACTCACGATCGTCACCTAATTCATATTTACCTCCTCTACTACTAAATATGCCGTAAGGATCATCTAGCTTTATAAAGTCTGATCCAGCTACCGCCTCGTCAACAGTAACGCCTTTTGGAAGCTTAACTAACTCTTTTATATTTGCGACAGCCTGTGTTTCATCTGCAACCCAAGCGTTTTCTAAAGATGTTTCAAAATTTTCATCTAAAACTGTTGGAAGATTAGTTGTAGTTTCATCTGTACCTCCTGATTCTTCTTCACCTGGAAAATTATTTAAGTTAGTTGTAGGCTTAGGATTACCTTTTTCAGACTTTTCAACTTTTTTAAGCTCATCGGTATACCACTTTCTAAAATGATCAATTACTTTTACTTCTTTACCGTCAGCACCTTTTATTTTGTGGTTAACGCCATTTTTTTGTATAGCTTGCCTAACGTCTATCATTTTGCCCGAATCTGTCACTCCTAAATCTTCGTAAAACTTATTAAACCAATTTGACGTATTAAACATGTCTCCGTTTTTGCTGTAGCCTACTAAATTTCCTTCGTCATCTTCTAGGCTATGCTCAGAGTCAAATATTAACGACTTAACACCGCCTTGACCAAGATCGCTAAACATATTGTTAACTTGATAATGTATGTTTTGATCGTAGTTAGGGCTATCAGCCGGCATGTCAGAAACAGCGGCTAACATATCGATGTGAGAGTCAAAAGCTGCACCATAAGTCATTTCAGGCGTTCCTGCTTTAATCGACTCTATAGATATTTTTTTATCAGGATCATCATCAGCAATATCAGGATTAGGATCTACCCAATAAAGTTTACCGTCTATAGTTTGAAAGTTGTCCGATACACCCTGCTGAATATCAGAATACATGTTCTTAACACCCGGCGCGTTACCTTTAGACATTTCTTCAAGATTAAAGTTAGCATCGTTCATGGTGTTTTTTATTTCCATGAGCTTTGCGTTTTGATCGCGCAAGCTTAAAGAGTTTTTGTTTATCTCCGCTATTTCAGCTACTAAGTCAGCATACTTAGGATTTCTAGGAGACATATACGCTAGCTGCCTGTTTAACTCTTTAAACCTAGCGTTGTTTTCAGTCATAGTATTGGTAACTAAATCTCCAACACCACCGTGTAGCTTTGATTCATCTATATCAGGATTAGCTAACTTATACGCTAGCATACCAGTTGTAACTCTGTCTTCGGCGTCTTCTACCATTTTAAGAAGAGGCTTGTAGCCGCTTTCAAATCTTTTTTGATCTGCTAAAGGTTGTAGTCTTTGTTGTGCTCCAAGCTTAGCTAGTTTATCAAACAAACCAGTAGTTGGCATGCTGTCAATATTTTTTTGCATATCGCCAAGAAAGTCTTGACCTAAAAGCTCATTGCCTTGTTTGTCTTTATCTTCTGCCATAATATATTAACTAAATAAATTGCTTAAAAAGCTTCCTTCATCAAAAGCTCCTTCGCTTGCCGCGCTTCCAAACGCTGTTAGCAAATCACCAGCATAACCTGGAGTTTGTTGATTAACAGCGGTAGATGAAGCCAAGTTACTAGCACTTAAGCCGTACATGTTTGTTATTCTGTTTATGTTTTGTTGTTCAACATATTGCTGACCTTTACGATCTAGCATGTCTACTTGAAAAGCTCCGCTAGCCATAAGTTGATCTAATCTGCTTTGTTCTGAAGCGCTTAACCCTTGAAGCCTTGCAGCTTCGCCTCTTTGTAATTGGTCTAGTCTACCGGCTTCTTGAGCAGTAAGACCTTGTAGTCTAGCTCTTTCACCCATTTGCAATTGCTGTATTCTACCTCTATCACCTCTTTGTAATTGATCTATTCTAGCAGCTTCTTGAGCTGTCATACCTTGCAGCCTTGCTGTTTCACCGGCTCTTAGTTGATCAAGTCTAGAAGCTTCACCTAACTGCATTTGTTGTATTCTACTGGCCTCTCCACGAGACGCCATTTGGTTTTGTCTTTCTTGTTGAGAAATATTTAAAGAAGCTTGCCTTGCTTGTTGGTTGCCAGCCGCGGCTAAACTTTGTGCTAAACCAGCTACGCCACTAGAACCAGCCGCTCCACCTAAACTGCTTAGTAAATTAGCTTGCTGTTGTTGTGATTGTTCTCTGGCAAAGTCTGCGGCTCTAGTGTCAACTCTTAGATCTTCCATAGTATTCTGCATGCCAGAAAATCTATTCTGCAAACCAGCGTATTGATTTGTTAATCCGGCAAACTGATTTTCCATACCGCCATATTGACTCTGTAAGCCAGCGTATTGGTTGGTAAGGCCCGCAAATTGATTAGTCATGCCATCATACTGATTAGTAAGGCCTGACATTTGATTAGTAAGATTTGCGTATGGATTAGTTAATCCTTCGTATGGGTTTTGAAAATCAATAGCATTGTATTGAGCTTGCATTTCGTTAAATCTTTGTTGATCTGCTTGCTGTTGTCTTCTAGCTTGTCTTCTAGCTTTACGTTTTCCAAAAAAACCCATGACAGCTCCGCCTAAAGAAATTGCAGCGCTAGCGCCGGGTGCTGCTAAAAAGCCAAACTTCATAGGACTTTCTTTGCCTTCAGTTTTTTTAAAAGGCGAACGTGAACCGTATATTGCCATAATATTATATTTTATCTATTTATAGTTACATTAATGAGCTACTATTTACTGCTTGGAGAAATCTCCGATGCTATTGAAAACAGCTCTACTAGCTCATCTGAGTTGTTTTCTAGCTTTACCTTTGCATAATAACCTTTTATGCCAGACTTGTTGACAGTTTTGTTTTTAGCAAACATAATTAAGTCACCAGTTTGAGGCGCGTTATCTATAATCATGTTTTTAATATATAAGTTGTTGTTTTCAACTTTACTTATCTCCCCGATTTTAACTGGAGAGTTTTGAGCGTACGAAACGTTATTAGTAGAAGTATAAGTCTGTTGAGTAACCTTGTAAGCTATATCTCCAGATTGCAAAGAAGCGTTTAAGCTACCTTCAACGTTAACTGTTAGTTTGTGAAATGTATCTGGCATATTATGAGGCTGTTCCTGGGGTTATTATAAAATCTAAATCTAAGTATATTGTTCTGTTTGCGTTTGGCTGAGAGTTTACAGTTATACCGCCAGAAAGAACTATTGAGTCGGCTAGCACCTTAGGCGGATCAACATCAAAGGTTAATACTTCACCGCCCTTGAATGTTTGAGCTAGCTGCACAACCATGCTTCCAGTTGATGAGCTTGCTGAAACAGATGTTACTGCGTTAGCTGACGAGTTGTTAACATTTGTTCCTGAGTAACCTGCTATATTACCTCCTGGAATACCATAAGTTCCATTTAAGTTTATAGTAGTGCTATTGCTTATAGTGCCTCTTACGGTTGAGCTTACTCTAACTAAATCTGTAAGCCTTAAATCTGCCGCTATAGAGCAGCCTAACGCACTATTTATCAAAGACATTCCTGATGCTCTAAACGTTAAAGTTACTCCGTCTGAAATAGTTTGAGCGCTAGATATAGTTATAGTGTTAGTTGTGGTGTCTACTGACCGTATAATAGGAGTGCCAGACAAGCCAGTTCCACTATAAACCGACATGCCTACTATAATGTCGCTTACTGAATCAAGTTTAATTTCAGTAGAAGAAGAAACTGCACCGTCTACAGTTTGTGTGTTTGAAAAATACCAAGCTTTGTCTTGTATTATTAAGTTTGTGGTAGGCTCGTCGTAATCAAGAATAAGGCCAAAGCCATTAGCGTCTGTATCAGCGTTTTCCACATTCCAGCTAATACTTTTAGAAGCAGAGCTTGTTGGGCTACCGACAACGGTTACGTTGCTAGGAAACGTTTTATAAGAACTAGAGTTAGCTGTTGAGGCTAAGGCTAGCGTTAAGGTCGTGTTACCTAGTTGAGTTATTCTTTTATTTATTGCTTTGCCAAGCTTCATCGCTGTTCCGTCCGTTGGATCAGCAATTAAAAGTATATCGTACAAAGATCCAGCGGCATCTGGAAATTCTATTTCGCCATCGTAGCTACCGCCTAACAGTTCACCTTTAATCATTTTTTGAGGAGAGTGTCCTGCAGAAAAAGCTTTGTCAGTAAAGTCATAGTAAGATCCAGAAGAATTACTTACTATAAATATAAACTTAGCGCCTTCGTCACCTTTTATAGTAAAGCTTCTTACAGCTCCTTCTTTAGGTATGTCGCCAGTGTTTAGTTGTATTGATTTTATTAACTTCATAGTCTATTCTTCTTCAATGTTTTCTGATACTAACTCTACAGGATTTGCCGACAAAATTCCTATACCTTGAAATGTAAAATCAGATGTCTTAGGTTCACCTTTTCCTTTTATATAATTAAACCATTTATCTTCTTTTTCTATAAACTCTTTTATAGAGCCGCTTTCCATATTTGTATCTATGCTTGACACTTTCCATCCAAGCTTAGTAAACTGATTGTGCAAGTTTGAGTCTGTAACACCTAAAATTGTTTCACTGCTAAGAACGTGAGCTTGCGATCCTTCATAATTTATTGTTTTAAAGTTTTTAATAAGCTCAGGTGCATCGTTTAAAAGCGTTGTTATTGTTGAGGGCACTGACTGTATATTGTAGAAAGTGTTTGGTGTAGCTTCTTGATGGTAGTGCTGATAAGCTTCTCCGTTTTTAAAAGTAAAATACTTTTTAGAAACACTGTTTCCACTTTCAGGAATAAACGACTTAAAGCTAGTCCAACCTTTTACTTCCTCGCTATAAGATATGGTTTGCTTTGTTACTTCAGGAAAAGCAATTTGAGTCATTGTAATGTTATCTATAGACATGGTTGTTAAAGAGTCTTCGCTAGAAGATGTTATCATTAAAGAACCTATTACGTGTTGATCAGGATCAAAATGGTCAACGCTTTGTATTTCTACAGTTTCTGAAACATTAAGCGTGCTTCCGTCCACCGTAAACGTAAACCCTGCTGTTGGACTAGCGTAATAAGCAACGTTAATAAAGCCAGAAGTGTAAGAGGTTACGTTAAAACTAACGTCGTACTTTTGACCAACTAATATTTCTTGATCTATAGCCTGAGAAACTCTTAATCCTTTTAACGCCTCATCCCATTTAATTTGTTCTTCTGCAAACAAAAGATTATCAAGATTATCTGCGCTAAGAGTGTTTATTTCACCGCCATCGTAATCTATTTCACTAAACACCCATGAACCCACAATACCTCCACTTACTATAGAGGTTTCATCTATTATAGATAAATAATCTAACTTACCAATAAACCAGCTTGGCAAATCGCTACCAGTAGATCCATCTTGATTTATAGGCCTAGCATATATACCGGGTATATCTGCAGGTTGAGTACTCAGCGAAATACTAGCGTTAGAACCTTCTGGCTGCACTATGCTTGATATACCTGATCCATCAAGATTAAAAAACACAGTATAGTCACCTGCTGTATCTACTATAGCTCTAATAGCTCTAGTTTGACCATCTTCCCACTCAGGAGTTTCAATTCTTATATATAGCTTTCCTTCTACAGTTCCTGTGTCTGGATTTGGTTGTATTCCAAATTTTAAAGCATAACCAGCTGAAGTAGCGCTAGTAAGCTCGTTGCCCGACCAGTTGTAATCTATTCTATTAGCCGCTCCATTACCGCTGTACGTCTCTGGTATGTTCCAAACCCAACCACCGTTTTGATAGTAAGAAATAGGCTCGCTTAAAGCGTTTATCAAATTATTTGTTGTTTGAGCGCTCCACTCTTCAGAAAAGCCACCTAAATCACCTGTTTCAGAAATGTTAATTACTGTAATATCATTAATTTCAACAAGCCCGTTTTGACAGTTCCACAATGAAAGTCTAACCTTGTCTAAGCCTTCGTAAGATTGACTGCTAGCTTGAAACACTGCTCTAAGCACAGGTCTTTGCTCTCCATACTCTGTGGCCGTTGTTGGCATGCATATTACACCACCAACTGGAGTTACTACACTTCCACTACTGTTTGTGTTTCCTGTTGCTCCTGGGTATCTATATATTTGACCAAAGTAGCCATCTGGATAGTTTGCGTCGCCAGGGCTTGTTCTGTACGCATCGCCACCACCTGTAGCCGCGGGTATGCATCCATATATTATAGGTTTAGTATCTCCGTTTAATCTTAAAAAGTCACTTGTACTTGGCGTGTTAATAGTAATAGAGTCTGGATCGTAGCCAAGATCAACCATGTACCAATCACCATCTATTAGCTCTACGTCTACTTCAAACCCTCCCGGCTCTGCAGTTGTAGCTAACGTACCTATTGATCCGTCCACAACGTGGTGTGTTGTTCCAGCAACGTTATAAGAAGACAAAGCCGCTCCATTGTGATTATCATAAGCCTCACCTGCGCCATACTGCTGATACGTTGTCGTGCCGTTGTCAGTACCTGTGTAATATTGATAGTCGTTTGTAACACCCTCTTGAGTAATCGATACTGTTTGCCACGTTCCAGGATTTTCTTGTCCGTATTGTTGCAGCGCGGCATAGTTAAGTTGAGTTGCACTTGCAGATGAGTAGCCTGACGGTAAAGCGTGTATAACCTCTGCCCACGCTGGTATTGTAGAGCTAGGAACTGCCGGTGTAGATTCTGTTCCATAAACAGGAACTGGATCAAGCTCTATGTCTACGCCAGTGTCAACATTACCTAGGTTTTCTGCGGCTGTCCCTTGAGCTGACGATAAAGTTCCATATTGAGTTCCGTCTGCGGCAGTTTGATACACTTGAGTGTCTACATCATAATACGCGTACTCAGGAGCGTCATCTTGATACTCTTGCGCTAAAGGAACATAAGCGCTTCCCGTAGTTTTCATTTCGCGAGTTTTGTAAATGGCCATACCTCGAATCCAAAGAGCGTGACGACCATTACTTGTAAGCGGAGCGTTACTAGTTCTTTCTACTTTAATCTGAAGATTGTCTACTATTTTTAAAGCACTTCCAGAAGGACTAAGTACCGATTGGTCGGTAAAGATTTTAAACTTAAGAATCATGGTTCTATAGCCAGTAAAATACCTTGTTTCGTTGTACGTAGTACTAACAATATCCATTTCGTAGATATTGTCGCTTTCATAACTGTTGTTCCAAACTCCATTGTACTCGTTGTTGTTAAGGATATACCCAGAGTTGTTAGAGTTGTTAAAACTACCACTTACCCCTGGAACAGTAAAAGTATAGTCTGGTGTCGAAGAGGTGATCGCTCCAGAGGGAGCGTACAAAACGCTTTCATCAGAATTAGGCCAAGAATATTCAACATAACTGCTTGCCTCCAAGTTGTTGTTAACTGCGCTAAAGTTATCACTACCTAAGCTTCCAGTAGAGTGAAACGGCGTATTGTCAGTTGCCCCGCCTGCGCCGGTCCATGCATCTGGAATGCTTGAAACCGAATATAACGGCGTACTTACAAAATTATCGTTACTGCCGTCAGACTCTCTTAGTGTAATTTTAATATCCATGTTACTAGGCCAGTAGTCGCTTTGTGAAAAAGACGTAAAGCCAGGTCTATAATACTCTACTGAATAATTTATTTTTACCCAAATTTCTTCTCCATTAAATACGCTCATGTTTGTCGCGTCAGGAAACTCTGCTAGCATTGCAGAGGGAACTTGATTGTTTACGCCAGAATGATTTTGTGGAAACAATAAGTAATCAGTGTTAGTGCGTAAGCCAACCGCGCCATCGCTAGGAGCGTTGTTTGTAGTTGTAGGAGCGCCGTCAGTTTCTATAGTATTAGATATATTACCTGTTATGCTAAAGGTTGCATCAGATGCTTGGTCTTCTTGTCCGCCTGAGCTCAAGTCTGTGCCAAAAGTTTCTTTTCTGAGCATATAGCTACCGCTACCAAAAGTTGGCCAAACAGCGTTTTGTAAATTTTGAGTAGTAACAAGAGTTTGAGCGCCTACGTTTGTTTGATATTGTTCAGCGCCATTGCTTGAATTACCCGGAACCATTATAGCCCCATAGTTTGGTAGTATTTCGTCTGCGTAAGCCTCGTTGTATGATACTATTGTACTGAAATTGTCCCAAGCTTGACTTATAGCTCCAACTGGTATTTCTGGCCAGTTTATTATTGTAACTTCAGAATCTATTGATGAGTTAACGACAGGAAGATTTTCATCACCTTCCGTCGCGTCATCATATATGCTAGCTATGTCAACAGCTGTATACTCAACACCAGATTCAAGATTAGGATTATCAATTATCTCTGTAACATAAGAAGACACGCTTAGTTCTTCACCTTCTGAAATATAAGAGTTTTGTATTAAGTTGTTATATATATAATCGTTAAGCGTTAAGTTATATTGTCTTTTATATTCGTCATAAGTGCCTAACAGCGTTCCAGAATTAGGAAGATTATCTCTAAAATAATCGTGCATACCAGCGTCGGATATAGGTGTTAAACCGTCCATAGATAGTCGTAGCACAGCACCTCTTTGCTTGTCAGTAAAATATGCTCTATACGACTCAAACGCAAACGACTCAGGATTTTTAGATATACCGTAGTCACCAACAAAAGGTGTAGCTTGACCTAAAACGTTTGTTGTTGCTACAATATTAGTATTACCATCAGCGTTAAATAAGGCGTCTTTATTTGCTAATATCTTAACAACTCTATCTTCGCAAAAAGCTATAAGATCAGCTCTTCTTGAAAAAAGCTTTTGTATACTTCCGTAAGTAGGATTTAAGTCTTTTGTTATTTTTTCTGCTTGTATAAACTGATTTAAGTTATTTAATCCGCTACTAGCATTGTAAAGACCTGAATAAATTAAACCGTGCTTTCTGTTTTCTTCAGAGTAAGGCTCTTCTAGCGTAGTAGAAGCCTTAGCGCCATTACCTATAAACGTAGCGTTAAAATCATCTCTTAGTCTATTAGATTCAACGCCGTCTCTAAACGTAAAGCAGTTATACCAGCTTAACCCAGTTTCTAAAGAAGCGTCTATTATAGGGTTTACTATAAATACAGCTCTTTGATCAGCATCGCTTTCAATCTCGTAATGTGGTCCAAGTTTACAGGTTGTAAAACTACCGTCTGGTCTATAAAATCTAATTCTAGTGTTAACGTAGTCTATTTGTACGTCTTGATTGTTTTTTATGTTAAAGCCTAAGCCGTTAGAACTAGCTGTAGCGTTTTCGCTTTCAGTATTAAAGTAAAGCCCTACTCCTTCAGCGTACTCCCAACTTTTTACATATATATTGTCAGTTATAGTGTCTTTACCTCTAGTAGCGCTAGGTAAATCAACAAACTCAATTCTTGACCCAACAGGAGCAAACTGACTAACGTTGTCTATTGTTAATTCCGTTGGAATTGCGCTACCAGTTTCGTAGAATATGTTTAAGTCTAAAGAATCTTTAGGCTCTGTTTCAAACACGGCAGAAACATCTTTAACAGCTCCAGACAAAGCTTGAGCTTTATCGTCTATAAACTGCATTTTCATAGATGTATCTATATCGATAGCCATAGCTGAAGATGTGCCACCTATAATAGGGCTGTTAGTTTGATCTTGCGGAGCCTTGTCTAGCTTTAATACAAATACAGTTCTTCTGTTACTAGCTTTACCAAAGTCCTCTAGCTTAGTAAGTAAAGCGGCGTCTTCACCGTCAATTGAGTCTGTTAGCTTAGCTGTAGCCCACTCAACAGCGCACTCTTCAACACTTTTTTGATCTGCGTGTCTATGTATTCCACCTTCATCGGTGTTGGCAAAGACAAATTTAGATCTAAAAGGAGTATGATTATATACATGTTTTATAGAGACGTCTAGTATAGTGTATACAACATCGTTACCGTCTTTTTCGAACTTAAACTTTTTGCCAATAGCTAAGTTTTTAACAAAGTCCTCGATATTTTTGTCTGTTTGAGTAGAGCTTGATTGTGTCCACTTTGTAGGTGAAAACGTTGGGTCCCACTGTCTTTCATGCAGTTCTTTGTACTCTAGGTCATAACCTATACCCACACCCGGCGATGGTGCCTCGCCTAAAGGTTCGTCGTCAACGTAGTTTCCTTCTAACTCAACAAACTTTACAGTGTCCCCGTCATCATTGTCTCCCAGCGAAGTTCCTTGCTCGTTAGTAAAAGCGCCTCCACCCCATATACCTTGTAGTATTTTGCCTAAACCATTAGCACCAGCAACCTCTATGTCATCTAAGCTAATCCCAGAAGAATCAAATAAGTTTTTTCCAGGCGCTAAAAAAGAGACGTGCATGTAGTGGCCACCAACTTCTTCGCCGTACGTTTCATTTGTTTCTTGACTAAATATATCGTTTTTCCATCTATAAAAGCCGTTCACTTGGTCGTTGGTAGTGGTTAGGACGCCAGGTATAAACGATCTAACTCTACTTTGCCACGTGCTGTAGCTTGATATGTCGGCTAAAGACCAAGTTGTATATTGGTTTAAGTCCCAAGGATATTCTTCACCTTCAGAGTTCCACTCTACTTTACCGTAGGTTAATTCATTTGCAACAACGCCTTGACCTGCTTCTTTAGCGTAGCTGCTAGAAGATAAGTTAGCGGCAGACATGTGCATGTTGTCTATAAAGAAAGCCTTTGAGTAGTTTGTAAGTAAAGCATCCCACTCAGAAGCTTTGTTTGATACGCCACTTATTTCGTCTTCATCTTTAGGTTGGCTGTCAGGAGCTTGTCCAAAACTAGGCATGTTGTCTAAACCTTGATCTTCATACGTACCAGTTCTATCTGCCCACCAAAACATATCTTTAGAAGCAGAAATAAACTCGCTTATAGACTTGTTTGACTTTATTGTAGTTATATTGTTTTTTATAACGTCGTCAGAAAGTATCTTAACAAAAAACTTGCCAGAAAACTCTTCAGCGTCTCGCTTTTCTTTTCTATAAACCGTAAATACTAAATCATTATTTAATTCGTCAGCACTATTAGCAGCTAAAGCCGCGTCATCTACGTGTATTTTTTCGCGTAGTTTTAACCTCATAGCAGTACCAACTTCTACAGAAACCGCCTGGTATCTTCTTGAGTGAACTTCAAACCCACTAGCATCTACTGTTTTCCAAGAAATATATATATTATCAACAAACTCAGTGTTATCTACACCTGAAACGTTTGGCGTACCCGTGCCTCTTAAAACTGGATAACCAAAAGCAAACCAAGAAGACTTGTCAATTTCTACAATATCTGTTTGTTTATCTATTCTAAAATCACCGTCTTGAAACAATGAGCCTTCAGTACCACCGTTTGCTAGATTTGTAGAATCTGTTAGGTTTGAAACTTCGCCAACAGGCAAATATACGTAAGCCACAGAGTTAGGCGCTTCTGGCTTTACATCTATAACTTTATATCTATTAGCGTCTTCTACGTGGTTATCTGTAGAACTTGAAACTTTTTTTAAGATTAAATAATCTTCTGTTGTTATTTTGTTTATTTCAGAAGAAGGAAACGAAAGCCAAACGTGCTCTTCTTTATTGTCAAAATCTGTGCTTATGCTTGGAATATACAATTTATCCATTAATAAATTATAATATTCTCCAGATGTTTCTTTTATATAAAATTTAAAGTATTTAGCCCAGTCTGGCGTTGGCGTTTTAATACTACTAGTTAACACCATCGGGCTTAAAAAATTAGGCCTGTCACTATTGGAGCCTACCCAAGGAATATTAACAGATGCGTTTGTAGAAGAAAACACTGGTGTTTCTCTACCGTATTTATCACCATAAACAACACCAAGCTGATAATCTCTTAAAGACTTTACAGACTCAAGCCCTCCGCTTAAAGCGTTGTTGTTTTTTAAGCTTTTCTTTTCGTAACTAGACTTTAGCTTAACGCTAGAGCTTGGCATGTCGTAGCCTTGAGTATAGTTTGCGTAAACTAATCTATTACCTGTTATTTCTTGAGCGGTAGCTTTTCTAGGCACATTGTCCCAAGATCTAAGCATTTGGTTTTCAGGTAAGGCAGCGTATATGTTTTCTGTTGTAACTAAATATCTACCCTTATTGTTTTCTTGCGCTCCATAAAGATTGTCAATTCCTTGAGTAGATCCATTGGCCTTAAACTCATCGTCAGAAGACTTTATGTTTGCTATAGAGTAAACCACGTTTGAGCCTTCGCTTTTATATAGTAAGTCTACCTGAACAACGTCAGCTGGAATATTAGCTGGTATAAAATCCATAAGCTCAACAGACTTTACAGTGTTGACCATTGATTTATTGTAAACTTCTTTATTAGAATAAAAATCAGAGGCGCTTGTGCCGTCTTGATGCTTAGCGCTAAACACTACGTTTGTAAAAGGTCCAAAAGCAGAATATTCGCCGTCTCTATATTTATACCTAAAGCAAAACCTAGGCATCACTCTTTCAAATATACCTTTTTCAGATTTGTTTTTGTTATGATTTATTTTTACAAAAGGAGGAAATAAAGGTCTTTTCTTTATTACGGTTATGAAGTCTTCAGTAAGCAAAGTATCTGTAACCTCGTTTTGAGGTGTAACGTAAGTAGTATGCTTGTTTAAGCCTGTGGTTTGATTTTGATCTGTCCCTAGCTTACAAAGTCTAACGTTTATTTTTTTAGGCTCTCCTATACCGTCTGTCCAATACAAAAAGTCATCGATAATGTTTATTCCAGTAACATGCGTGTTTGGAAAGTTTAAAGCTGAATTACTATTTCTTTTATTAGGATCAACAAAAACAAGGGTAGACTTTTGTAGTTGGTCGTCCCACTCTAATATCATATCTACGGTGGTAGACGTAACAAACCAGTAAATTCTATTATTTTGCTCGTCGGTTATAGAACCTATACACTTAAACTCAGCGTTTGGAAGACCTGCTACTCTATAGTTGCCTAGTATATTTTGTACCGTACCAACGTTAGATCCTTCTGAAGTAGAAACCTCAACGTTCATAGCGTCTATATATTCTCCTTTAGGCACTAATCTTTCGTCAAGGTCTTTATTCATTTTACCTTTAAGAAATGTGTTTTTTATTTCTGCCATCTACTAGTGTTTTATTTGCTTAGACTTACCTCTAAGTATTTGAGTAATCTCCTCTAACTTAATGTTTGATAGTCTTAGCTTTGCCTGTCTAGTCGCAGCAAACTTCTCTCTTTTAGCACGCTGAACTATATACTCAGGTATGTTTATTCTGCTCGATAACACCGAGTGGGTTATCCATTTGTACATTGCGTCTTCAGCAAACTTATGTACTTTCATCTCGCCGTCAGTGCCAAGGCTATCACTTATATAATCTAATATCACAGTTTTTCCCGCAATGTTAGAGCTAAAGTTTATTTTGCCCATTCTGTTGTCTATGTAGTAAGATCCGTTTATTTGAGCTCTTGTTGGTTCAAGGCCGTATCTCTCACCTTGCTGAGGCCAATATGTATCATCTTCGTAATCCTCAGTTTGATTTTCGTGAGGCGTGTTAGCTTTATAGTTTTTAAAAGTTGAAGAAACACCAGGATCTACTTCTGTTAAAGAAGGCTTAACGCTAAGGTTAGATATTGCTATATCATCTACGGTTGCCGTATCAAACAATAAACTACTGTTGTAGGCCGTAACGTCAAGATCCGTGTGATCGATAATACTTAAGGCAACTAAATACACTGAGCCAGTAGCATTTGTTAAATCTATAAGTTCTCCTTCGTAATTCTTAAGACCGCTTTCGCCTTGTGTCCACTCTATGTAGCCTAAGTCAAAATAGTTTGGATTAGCGTTTGTAGTAGGGGACTTGTACTGAACGCCTTGCCAAACGTAGTTTTGCATAGCTATGTCATCAGAAGGTAGTTGAGTAGAAAGCCCAACTCTAACTGTACTACCAGGTTTAGTGAAAGTTCCAGCAGTACCGTAGTTTGTACCAGCAGCAGCAGCTTCAGCTTCTGTAATAGTAATACTTGAAGTAGCGTTAGTAGTTGCTGTAGCTCCAAATGATATAGCGCCAAGATCTGTAGCGTCTACTTCTTGGTATATATACGTACAATAACCAAAGGAAGGATTACCATTAGAAGATCCTTTTGAAGCGTGTGTTTGAAACTTTACAACTGGATTTTCTACAGAAGCGTCTATAGAAACGCTAGTTGTAACTCCACCAATAGCGACAGCTCTTACTACTTGTGGGCTTTTTGTCCAGCCATCTAAGCCGTCTGTAAAACTTGCGTTTTGAAAAAGATCTGATTGACTTGGAAACTCATAAGTACCATCTGAGTTTTGTTTTATTTCAAATGGATTTGAAGTGTCTTTTGTAGGATATAAAGGATGTTTAATACCAGAAGAGTCAACCCAACTAAGTTTTGTATAGTTGACATAGTCTTTAGGTAATATCATAGTTAAGCTTGGCGGCACTTCTATTTGTTGAGCTTTTACAGATTTAAAAGTATCAAAAGAAAGTTCAGCTAAAGCTCTATACGCGTGAAACTGTACGTCTGTTCTACTAACATTAGTTATTAGTTTTTCATCACCAACATAAACAACCATAAATTGCTCTATAATATCATCTAAAGAACAAAACTGATAGTCACCGTGCTCTGAGCCTTCGTAATAGCTTAAGTCTGTTTTACCGTATAAATATCCCATTTTTTATTGTTTTTGTTGAGCGGTCGTGTTAGCATCGGCTTGACCCGCCACTTGAGTTAGCGTAAGCTCTTTTGTAGATACTCCTGCGAGCTGTAGTATTTTTAAAATCAAAGTTCTTTCTTCAGCCTTGTCTAATTCAAAATGTCGAGTAGAATTGTTAGGCGCCCATATAGCTTTTTCATTAACGACTAAATATGTCCAGTTAGGATCAGTAGGCTTTCTAAAGTAAGAGTAAGAAACAACGTGATTTGTAGCGTAGCTTTCTTCAATGCTTGCCATTAAGTAAAACGTATTGCCAGCCACATAGTAGTTTGGCCTTCTTACATTTGGCTTTGTTAAATAACCACTGCTAGTAATTTTTAAGCTATCAGCTCTATTGATTTTTTCTATATTATACCTGTCTCCATCAGCTATAAGCATTGCTGAAGAGCACTTGTAATGATCAGAAGGCAAAGTGGCTGCTGGAGTAGGCAGATTAGCAGTTGCTATAAACTTAGACAAATAGTCTTCTAAAATTTGCTTTAAGTTGGGCGAAAAGCTAGAGCTAGTCGTTTGAACACCTCTCTTAACTTGATCTAAATCGTAAAAGTATTGCTCAAATATTTCCATCTGAGCCTGTCTGGCGAATAGGTTAAACTCTTGAGGTGTAATATAACCTCTTTGTTCTTTGTTAGCTAATGCTAACACCGTCTGGTAGACAGTATCTACGTTTGCAAGTTGTTCCGCCATTATGTTTTATTTTTATAGTTAAGCAACCACCCCGAAGAGTGGCTGCTCTACTATAGGATGATTACGCGTTTAATCGCTTTTCTATGTTGGAGTATATCTCCATACCTTCATCTGTTTTAAACCATGCGGCTAAAGCAGAATATGGGTGCTCATCAAACGGAACTGTCATTAGTTTTCTATCGTTAGATCCCCAACTAAAGGTTCTTTGATCTGATGATAATTTTATAATTCCAAGTTCAGTTGCTCTGATACCAAAGTTTCTAAGCTGAACGTTGTCATCGTTTACTAGTTCTAAGAATAAAATAGGATTTCTTTTAGCATATAATAGTAAATCTCTTTTAAGCTCCTTAGAACTCATCTTAGACACTTTAGAGCCAAGCTCTACACGCATTACAGCTTCAGCCATGTCAATATCTAAGCCTTGAGCTGCGTTTAGTGCTTCGATTTCTATTTCTATCATCTCAACCTCGTTGCTAGCAATAGCAGCGGGCTTGTGTTCGTAGAAAATCTTATCTCTCTGCGGGTGATATAAAGATAAAAGCTTTTGAAGTATAGTTTTATTTTTAGGAACGTTTAAAATACCGTTTCTAAATATAATATGCTCTAGCCTTTGATCACCTTTCATTTCATCAACAAAAGCTGTCTTTTGGTTAGAGCAATACTTTAACTCTCTTTCATAACCTAACTCTTCGTCAAAATAGTATATGTCACAACCTTTAATTAATTTACTTAGCGGCTTGTCGTTGCCTTTAAGTAAATAAAATCTATCTTTTATTTCCCAAGTATCTTTTACTGGCGTTGGTAAAGGTTTTTCTTTTACCTCAACAGTAATTGGTTTCATTTCATTTGTAGCTTTTATTTCTGGCTGTTCTACCTCAGCTTTTTTTGTTTGTTTTTTTGCCATGATATAATATAATAATAATTAAAAAAAAAAGAGAGGAGGAGATTATCCTCCCCTCTATTAATACAAATGCTTAGTTAAATAAGCAGAAGTTGTTTGCACCTTGAACAATCATACATCTTTCAGATAAGAAGTTCATTGTCATTGCATCTAAGTCAGAAGTAACAGCTCCAACAGATCCTGTAACCCAAGATTTGTTCTTTCTGCTTTCCATGTTAGAAGCACGGTAACGTACGTGTAAGAATGGACGCTTAAGGTTTTTACCTAAACCTTGATCGTACACATTAGATACACCAGCTGGGATAACAACACCACGAATAGCTTCACCACCAGTTGCAGCAGCATTGATACCGCCTCTAGTTTGCTTATCGTTTAAGTATTTCCAGTCAGACTTATAGAAGTCATAAGAACCTCTACGGAAACCAGAGAAACCTAAGTTTAATGCCATATCTTCAGAGTTGTCGAATACTCCGTAAGAAGTACCACCAGCACCGTAAGAGTTCATTGAAGCTAACATATCGTCGATAGCAAGAGACGTAGCTCTGTTTACGAACATCATGTTTTCTTCAATAGCACCGTTTTCATCAAACGCAGCTAATAACGCGTCAAACTCAGCTAAGTCAGTAGCAGCGTTAACACCAGTAACACCAGATGATTGGTGACCACGAGATGTAATAGCCTTGAAAAGACCTTCAGTACCACCTAAATCAGCGCCTGTATCACCACCACCAAGATCAATAGTAGATGCAGCAGCTGTCTTTTCAGCTTCGATACATACCATTTCTAAGTAGTCGTTGAAACGAGCTTTAGTGTCACCAGCAGCTTTTAAGTACCAGTAGTAACCGTTTTGTCCGTCTTCACCAGAAACTTCAACCCAACCAATTTGAGCAGCATCAGATCCAGATACTTCGTACATGTCTTTGATGATGATTGGCTTGTTAGTGTAAGTTTGGAAAACAGGCTCGTTAGCTCTTGTTTGGTTGTTAGTTCCTTTTCCGAATTCAGAACCGAAAACTAATAACTTACAAGTGTCATCACCATCAACAAAACCAGCGTTAGTTAAGTGTGCATAACCGTAAGGAGCAACTGTAATAGCGGCAGAACCTGCAGCAGCAACGCTTACACGAGCAGTAACAGTTTGGCCACCACCAGCGATTAATACCATATCACCAACTCTAACACCGTGATCTGTAGTTTGAGCTACACCGTCCATAGTTTTAGAGATTGCGATAGTACTAGCAGTAACGTCAGTCATAGTACATTCGTACGCTAAGTGTAATCTACCTTGCTCTGACCAAATAACTTGATCAGCTGACATAGCTTCTTCAGCACTTACTTGACCTAAGAATCCTGAGATAGTTCTTTTACCGAAAACCTCAGCTTCTTCAGCCACTAAGTCTGGAAGATATTGCTGTGCCCATCCGTTGTCTTGGATGTCTAAATAATTTCCTGAACCGATAACTTTTTGAGTATAGTCCTTACCGGCAGGAGTAAAACTTGAAATTGCCATTTTTAATTTATTTTAAATGGGTTAATAATTTATTTTCGTTTATTAATTTTAAACTTAAAATCAGAAGAATTTTCACCCACTACTCTAACCTTTACTCCGCCAGCCTCAATCTCTCCACCGTGTTCTTGGCGAGGATTCATGCTAACGTTTTTAGATTTAGCAACACTATCTTTTAGAGCGTCAGCTTTGCCTTGCTCGTAAAAATGCTGTGCTATAGCATCTGGGTTCATAGCTGTATATAAAGATTTATGATAACCTTTAGCGTCAGAGATTGTATTGTCTTCGTTCAAAAACTTTTTGATGAAGTTGTTAATATCGCTCTGTGTTTCTTTAACCGACTCTTTGTTCTTAACATTAAACCTATACTTTTTATCACCGACGTTGTATTCAAAACCTTTGAACTTGTCGTTGAAAAGATTATCAGTTTTTTGTTTAAAAGTACTGAGTCGCTTTTCAGCTACTTTTTTGGACTCTTCCGACTCCTTGTTATACCTGTTGAAAAAATTAATAGCCTTCTGTTGTTCTGTTGTTAACCTTGAGCCATTTTTAATTTCATCATAGTAGTTGGATTTTACACTCTCCAAGTGGTTCTTTGCCTGAGCAACTTGCTCCTTCAAAGCTAATTTCTTTCTTTTTATATCTCTATCCTCATCCATTTCCTCGTCAAAAGAAAATTGATCTTCCATCATAAAGTCTATTTCTTCTGCGTTTAGATGAGGTTTAGTTTGCTTATAATATTCTCTTAGAAGAGTTAAGTTATCTAAACCAGAGTAATCTCTGTTTAAGTTAACATAGTCTTCTAGTGTACCGCCAGTGTCATTCATAAAGTCAACTAACTTTTGAATATTTTCTGGTAGTGGTTGGCCAGTAGCGGCAGCTTCTTCTACAGCTTCTTCTACTTCATCAACCAACTCTTTCAAAGCCTCGTTCGGCTCTTCATCGGTAATTTCTTCTAGTACTGGGCTTTCTTGTGTTTCGCTTTCCGCCTGTACTTCTTCTTGTTCCGGTGCGGGCTCGGTAGCTTCATCGCTTCCAACCACTCCTGACTCGTCAGTTCCGTCATTTTCAACTTGGTCTTGCTCATCGCTAGGTTCTGTTGGTGGTTTACTTAAATCTACTTTAAAAACGCTATCATCGTCAGCAGAATTAAATTTACTCTCTTCAACCTTTTCTACGGGTTGCTCTTGTGTAGTTTCTTCAACTACGTTTTCATTTTCTTCCATAATATAAAATATAAATTAGTAATTTATTTAGGTTCGTATGCTCCTAGATTAAATCCACTTCCAATTGTATCATTACCTGATGACTCAAAGTTTTTAGGTGGTTTACCTGATTTTCTTTGATCTATAAGCTCTGATTGTTGTGTAGCTTGGATCTTAGTTCTATTATCTTTACGATCTTCTTTTTCTTTTTCTCTATTCACCAGCGTTTGGTTATCCATAGCTCTTAGCTGCATGTTATACTGAAACTCTTGTGCCATAAGCCTTTCTTTAATAACAGATTCTGCTTGTAGTTTCTGAGCATCAAGCTGTGCTTGCATTTGCGCTAGCTGAGCTTCAGCTTGCTTAAGAGCTTGTTGTTTTTGCACTTCCATTTGAGCAGAAGCTTGTTGCTGCTGTATGTTAGCCTGAGACTGAGCCTGAATGTTTTGCTGTTGTATTTGCTGATCTCTTTGCATTTTCTTCTTTCTACGTATCTTAAGAAGTTGATTGGCAAGCTTGATGTTCTTTATCTCTCTTAAATCAATAACGTCTTCTAAATCTATGGTTTGTTGAGCTAAAGCTTGCTGTATATTGTTTTCTAACTTAGCTTGCTCTTCTTCGTCTGGCGCTAAATCTAAGAATATACCAAAGTCATATAAGTGTAAGTTAGACATTTCTTCTAACGTAGCTACATTGTGCACACCAATACTTTGGATAAAAGCATCCTTAGTTGGCGAATACTCTATAATGTCAGATATTCTAAGTGATAGTTGCTCTGCAACCTCAGTTGTTAAATATAAACCAGAGTTTAATATATGTCTAGTTGCAGTGTTTGAATTAGCCGCAGCCATTTTTTGAACACCAACTAAAGCTCTTTCGTCAGGCGTACTACCGTCTCTAGCTTCGTTAAGTCCGGTCGTATCGCGTATCATTTGCAAGTAATAGTTGTAATTACCTATTAGCGCTTGTATCTTGTTACCGCCAGATCCAGATGTAATTTCTTGAATAGGTACTTTACCTGGGTTCATATCGCCTTCAGAAGTGAAGCTTCGTCCAATAACACTACCTGTTTGGAAGAACATGTTTAAAGCTTCTTGTGGACTGTAGTTTGTTCCATTACCTAAGTCTATTTCAGCTAAACCATCTGCATCAAGATAAACGCCGTCTGGAACCATCTTAGACATTACTTGCTGTAACTTCAAGTGTGTAAGCTGTATCATATCAGCAAAACCTGTAATACGTTTAACTAAAGACTCTATTCTACCTTTGTACATTCTAGGTGCTACAATACTATAGTTCATCTTAACTTTAGTAAAGTCACTCTTAGGTCTCATCATGTTTTTAGACATCTCCCACTTAAGAAGTTTGTCTGTACCTAAAACCATGGCACCTTCGTATAAACACTCTATTGATCTTTGTAGTTTAGAAAAGTTTTCAACGTCTTCAGGTGGATTAAAGTTATCATCTTTCTCTATAGCTTTATCAGCACCACTACCTGTTTCTTTTATTTTATAAACCTCGTTCATGTAAGTCTTGTAGTTAAAATACAAAACTTGAACTTTGTTATTATCTTCTCGGCTGTAGCCTCTACTTTTATTTCTATTTGAAGAAGTATTTACTCCAGCTTGCTGTATTTCTTCTAAGTCAGATTGCTCTAAGTGAGGAAACTGCTTAACTAATTCGTTTATAGGTATTTCTTTAACTTCACCAACATAGTATATATCATCAAAGTATGGCGACTCTGTATAAGAGTAAACTAAGTCAGCGGGATCAACATAGTCTACAACTACACCTTCAGAAGTGTTAAAACTAGTTTTTACCGCGCCAATACCTAACACTGTAAGGTCGTAGAAAAACTGCTTTTTAATTAAATCATAGTTGCTACCCTGCATTAAAACTTTTATAGCTTGCTCTTCAGCTATTTCTACAGCTTGCTTATACGTTAGCTGCATGTGAAGCTCTAGTTCTTCTTGTGTTTGTGGTAAGGTTTCAGGGTCGTTCTCATACAAGTTCATGCCAAACTCTTCAGCGGCAAAGTCATTCATTTCTCTAGCCGCCATGTCGCCAAGTATGCTTTCCATATACTCTGTTCTTTTAGCAACGCCGTTAGGGTCTTGCGAGTACGCTTTAATATCATATACGCGTTCTGCTATACCGTTAACTACAATATCCACAAACTTTGGTATGATTGGCACTGGCGTCCAGTCTAAGTTTAAATATGATAGATCACCGTTTATAGAAAGCTCGTCTTTGTATTTTTTTATTGATTGTTCACCTCTAGCGTACAGCCTTAGCTTGTGAAAATCGTTTTGATAGTCTTCGTATCTGTGACTACCACTATTGTCGTTAAACCATTCTGATTCGATAGCTTTAGCTACCTTTAAACCATAATCATAGCTTATTTTTTCTGCGTCGCTAACGACTTGACTTGGAAAATAATTACTTACAACAGACTCTGCCATATTTTTATTTTATTATTTTTGATGTGTTACCAGTGTTACTATATCTGGATATGCTAAGGTTTAACTTTGGTTTTTTAATTTCTCCGTGTGGTCTATACAAGTGTCTATTACAAGCCATTATAGCTAAACCAGAACTTATCGCGGCATCAAACTTTGTACGTTTGTTTATATCAAACCTACTCCACTCATTTAGTGTTTGGTTAAAATATATGTTACCATAGTTACCATCACCTAAATGTCCTACGTGGTCTTGTATGTACATCTCTATTGCAGCCGCGTGAGCTTGTTTTATGTCCTCACTAGAGTTTGGTATACCACCAACTTCTTTTTCTGCTACAGATAGCTTGTTCCATATTTTATCTGGTCTATTCATACTGAAACCTCTATATCCTCTACGTTTCAAATAGTAAAGTAGTCTAGGTTTGTTATTTTCCGCGAGCAGTGGCATACCATAAAATACTAATGCCATCAGTACGTCTTCAAAAAATATTTCAGCGGTTTGTGGTCTTGCAATATATTCTAAGAACATGTGATTTGGTGGAGCGTCTTCCATTGAAAACTTTGTTAAACCATGCAAAGCACCTTTAGATCCTTTACCGTCCACTGTTCCACTAATATCGTAGCTATCACACCCAAATGCACCAACGTGCTCGTTACCCGGGTATTTAACTCCGTTCTTTATTATAACTCTATTCTGAAGGTTTGCAGGTGGCACCCAACTAATGTTAAACCTACCTTTTGGATCTGGATAAAAAACAACCTTTGTATCTTTTACTCCGTTCACCCATTGGAAATTACCTGTGTTAACTACAGAGCTATTTCTAATGCCTTCATTGTAATCTATTTGTTCGTATATCTTAACTAAGTTAAATATACTGTTTTTCGCCTCATCTCTAAAAGCGTGTTCTTCTGTTCTAGGAAACTGACGGTAAAATTCATTTAAACCATCTTGATCTCCTTTTAGTCCATCGGCCTCATTGTCCCAGTGCTCAATAATACCTATGTCTATCAATTCACCGTCGGGTCCATAAACGTCTCGTCCGGGAGTATTAAAGACAGGGCTTCCAAATTCATCAATGAATCCTTCATAGTTCCATTCCATTGGGATAAACAGAGAGTATAAACCAGAACGTGTTTGACCATTTCTATTTCTTTGCGTTACATCACTATCTTGATATAACTTTTTAAAATTATCACCGCCTTTATCCAAAGCGTTACTTGTTGAACCCATCATACACTTACCAACTATTCTAGAACCTAGTCTAAGACAAGTCTTTGTAACTCGCCAGTTGTTAAGTATATTGTCAGGCCTTTCCCACTTACCACTTTCATCGTGAACAAGTAAAGAAAGTTTCTCACCATCATAACTGTTGTCACCAGTGTTCTTCCAGTCAATCGTAGTGTCTAGACCTTTTATATCTTCTAACTGTTCGTTAACCTCTATTTTTTTACGAGTAAACTTACTCGCTGGCACACGATATGCTAGCTCAGACTTAGGTCTATCCATACCATCTTGAATAGGCTTGAAGAAAAAAGGATAGTTTATAGATATAGGTACAACCTTGTCAGTAAACATCTTTTTAGCATCACCACCACTTTTGGATAGTATTCCATATCTACTATCACTCGATATTGTAGCTAAGTTAACGGTTTCAGCAGAGCTCATAAAAGAAAAACCGGAACGTCTATTTTTAAGATAACACATACCGTAACATCTTTTGTCAGCTTTACAAGCTTCCCAAAACATAAAAAATAACCTATTAGCTTCACGAAAGTCTGGAGCACCAACGTCTATTTTCGACCACTGGAGATACATGTAGTGAGCTCCCGTAAGATAAGTTGGAACACCAGCATTGCAAAACCAGAAGCCTTCGTCTCTTCTTTTGAATTCTTCATCTATATAATCGTACCATTGTTCTTTTTGCTCTTCAGGATAAGCTCTCCAGTCAAATATATTTTTTATTTTTTCTAAAGGCTTAGGGTATTCTATTTTACGCCACTTCTGCTCTTCGTTAGCGTAGACATTGCTAGGCGCTTTTGGTAGAGCTATTTTTAAATTCTGAATCTCGTATATTTCACCTATTTGACCAGTCTTAGATACAACAACAACATCGTGCTCTTTGTCATATCCGTACTTCCATTTTTTACCTTTATTAAGTCTACTAATAGTAGTTTTCTTAATAGGCTCAATTATACTATATAGCGTTTGCTCGTAACTCATTTAGATCTTCCTTCAGCAAATCCTTTAAACACACGTTCTTTTTTTTCTTCAGGTTCTTTTCCATCGAGTATCGCCTCTTCCTCTTGTATTCTGTTAAGTATTTCGAATGCATCAAATATAGCGAGTTTCTTCGTCGCAGCGGCGTTTTTAAGTCTGTCAGCAGTAATATCATCGCCACTGTCAACGATAGCCTCTTTTGCCACCTTAATGAGTTCTTCAACCGCTTTATGCCCAGCTTGGATTATACTCTTCTTCGTCTCCTTGATATTCATACTTAATTGTAATAAAACTTGATAATACTCTATATAACCTTTGCCCGTCAACAATAAACTCATATTTAGACTTAGGTCTTAAACCAACTAAATCACCAACATCTACAGTTCCGTCTGAATACTTAACAATACCTACTAAAGGTCTCTCAGCATCAGTGTTAAACTTGTCGATAGCTTTTATAGGCTTTACAAAACAATAGCCATTTGGAGCTATCCATTTGCTGTCTCTTTTAATTAAAAATATTTGATCTATAGAAACAACGTAGGTTTGTTCATCTATAAAGCTCCTGCTATTTTTTTCTCTACCTTTAACGTCGTGCCATCTTCTAAAAACGTTGTGGTGAACTATTACTTCGTCTCCAACTTCAATATCTGTTTGCCCAACAGTAGGTACAGCTAATACTTTAGCTAACCTGTTAACGTGCTGGTGATTAAATATTTCGCTGTTAACTATTAAATCTTTATCACCAACTTTTTTAACATTGTTGTATCTTTGACCAACAGGCGTTATAACAAAGTCGTAAACGCTTTTCATTAATACTGAAGGTTGTATTCGACTGAAACAGCCATATTCTTGTTAAAGTCTTTCCATGGCAAAACATCTTTACCTTTTCTTATGTAAACGGAAAACTTATCTTCTTCTTCTATAATATCGCAAATAGTATGACCACCATACACTTCTTGCCCAACGGCATAGTGCATGGCGTCATTCTTGTAATCTTTGCCGATACTAATTTTTCGTATCAGCTTGCTCATTTTCTTTGTAGTTTATAGTTCCTGTGTGAATGTCAACGTCAACTGTTCCATATTGTTTTTCAAGCTCTCCTTGCAAGGCCATTAAAGCATCTTGGAGATTAACAATGTTGTGAAGTAGTTGATGTTTTTTAGTCTCTATGGAGCCTATGTCCATTTGACACTTGTTTATGTTACTAACTACTTCTTGAATTTGCTTCAATTGTTCGTCGCTAACTTTCTCTGGGCGAAGATCAGGTGTCTTCGGCGTCTTTCTTTTTGCCATAATTTAATTCAATTTAATTAATAATAATTTATACTTTCATGTCCGCGTAGGACAATCCTAGGAAGCCGTGAACGCCTTCGCTATCAATATCTACCTTGTAACTATCCCAAGCATCGTGGTCGCCATCTAAATCACCATCTTCTTTGATAGTTAGATCTTTCCACAATACATCTACGTGATACTTTTCAGATAGTACTGGAGCTTTGAGTTCATTACCTTCCTCATCATAATCACCTGGTGTGATTACAATATTACCTAATTCAACGATACAATGCTTGTGAGTTGGGTATGTATTGCCATCTTCATCTGTAGCAGTGCCTAATGCAGCTATTCTACTTTTAGCTGTAGATTCGTTTGTAAATTCGTATTTTCCTATTTTATTCATAATTAACTTGTTAAAGTTGTTAGTTCGCTATCACTTAACGCTTCTTTATATACTCTCATTGCTTTGCATTTTCCGTAGAAATCAAAACCATTTCCATTAAAATTTAATTCATCTAAAGAGTTTGCAGTATTTGTATTACCACTATTATCTGTGGCTACTTCTACTCCGTTTATCCATAAAGCAAAATCATTAACTTTATATTTAAAAGCAACTTTATTAAAGTCTGTTTGTGTGTAAGCGTTACTTTGGATAAATACTTGAGTTGAACCTCCTACTTTTGATAAAGCAGAAATATATCCATTTGTATCAAGGTATAATCTAACATCATTGTTAGTAGTTCCATCACTTAATGAAATATATTTTCTCAATCCATCCTCGGCTAAAGCAGCTATCTCTGCATACAATACTCCTTCTTCACTATTAAAGTCAGCAGATGAACCTGCACCTGTGCAAGTTTCTGCATCTCTAGTAACCGTTGAACCGTTAGTAGGTATGTAAGAAGATGCGTAGGGTAGTTCTTCTAGTTGTGCGCCCCAAATATAAGCACCACTAGTACCATCCCCTAAAAACGATGAATTTCTTGAAACATCTGCTAATACAGGAACAATCAAAAATCTTCTTGATGTACTAACTGTAGTTTCTGTAACAGATATTCTATACCAACCATTAGGGTATGCTTCTATTGTAGCGCTTGATATATCACCACTAGCCTTAGCTCCTGTTGATAAGTTAAAGTTTTGATACCTAGCAGGAAACCCTGATGAAGATGCAATTTGAATAAAATCACTACCTGCCGATTTTACAAATACACTAAATGTATATGTTTCACCTGCTTGTGCGCCTGTAAAACTATCGTGGTCAAAGTAATGTGATTGAGTATCTGCTGTTGCGGATATTTTAAAAGAATTGTTTGCTCCACTAGGATTTGTTATAGAAGTAGACTCTAAGTTTATCTTAGTTAAAGTGTTCCAATAATTATTATCAAACTCTTCGCTATAAGTAACTAAATTTCTACTCTGTGGTTCAAGTAATAAATGACCATCAGTATTATCTGTAAAGTCTATACGAGGTAAAGCTCCGTTATCTATTTCGAATACTGATACGTTGTCTAACGATAAAGTAGTGCCACTACCACTCATAACTTGTACGCCTAACGAAGTGTTAGATGATGCCTTTAAATAAAAAGTGTATGTTCCGTTAGCGTCAACTGAAGGAGTAGCGGCACCACCTAAAAATATTCTCACACTACCTTTGTCATAATCAGATACAGTAAAAACAATCTTATATGTCTTTTCAAGTTCTGTTACGTTAGCTTGCGTAGACGTTGTAGCGTACGGAGTATCGTTAAAATTTAACTTACCACCTGATATACTAATACCATTATTACCTGTATTACCCCAATTACTATCAGTATCAAATGCGCCATTAACAGCTAAGCTTTCTTTTAAAGATACATTACCTAAAACTATAGATTCGCTGTCACCTTGTATCCATTGAAATTGAAATATTTTATTTGCATTAGTTCCTGACGCAATTAAAATAGTATGAGTACCTACGCTTTTTTCCGTAATAGTAATAGTGTTACCAGCTACATATAAACTAAAAGTATTAGATTTAGAGCTTATACTTTTTATTTCATAAGTCAACTCATACAACCTACTTGTTTCTAAAATTCCACTTGAAAGAGAAGCGTTTCTAGCTCTTGCTTTTGCTGAGCCAGATCCATCTGTAGTCATTTTCAATCCCCCATTGTAAAACGCTACTTCACCAACACCGTCATCACTCCAACCTGAGCCATTGTTTCCTAGTGATATAGTAGCATCAAAATTAGGATTTAAAAAAACTTCTGATTCTATATTACTAGACGTTTGCTTGATCAAACCATCACGACCAACATAAGTGGCATCACTACCTCTAGCGACAGTAAACTCTGCATTCTTGAATCTACGGTTAGTTTCTTTAGCAGCTAAAAGCTTTCCGTCTTTTGTTGCCCAACTACCTTCTCCTAATTTTACTATACCTTTTCCCATTATATTATTGTATATCCGTTAGCGGCAGCTAATGCTCCAAATGAAGGGTAATTAGTTACACCTGTTAGTAATTCTAGTTCGTCATCTTCAAGAGCCTCATTAAATACTGCTAGTGCTTTGCATTTTCCGTAGAAGTCATCTGTTCCTGCACCATTATCAAAATTCAACCTATCTAATCCAACAGGTGCAGATGCAGTTGTAGTTTGTGAATTAACTTTTACACCATTTATAAATGTAGCAAAATCATTAGCTTTATATTTTACTGCTATTTTTATATAATCAGTTATGTCTGTAACATTGTGATTTAAAAATACATATTGATTACTACCATTGCTTTTAACTGCAACTGATATTTTATTCGTAGAGTTAGTGTAATAAATTCTAACGTGGTCTGAGCTATTACTATCAGATAAAGCTATCATTCTATTACTTAAATCATCAGACAAAGCAGCTATCTCTGCATATAACACACCCTCTGTTGAGTTTATTAACGTACTATTACCACTACCATTTAGTGTTTCTGTTGCTCTTGTAACTGTACTACCCGTTAGTGTTGGTATGTACGATGTAGCGTAGGGTAAGGCTTCTAGTTGTGCGCCATAAATGTAAATATTACCATTTCCATCACCCGTATACTTAACCATTCCATTGCTTGTTGTATTACCTGTTGAAGCATCAGCTAAATTTATTCTAAATGTGTTTGGAGTAGTTGATAATTGTCCGACTATTGAACATCTATACCAACCATTACCAATATCTTCTATTTTAGAATCTGTTAAAGATTGACCTCCACTTGTTAAAGTTTCACCTAGTGTTCCATTCTCTAAATTAAAAACTTTACTAAACATCTTTGAGTCTGAAGTGTTTAATAGCATTAATTGGATATTGCTCAAAGTTCCTTTTTTAGCAAAAATACTAAGAGAATAATTTGTGCCTGATGATAAGCTAACAAGTTTACTTAATCTATGAAGACTATTTGAAGTATTAGCTTCTTGTAGTTTTGTGGCGTTAGATTCTCCACTTGGTGATGTTGCTGAATTTGGCGTGTCAGTAGTTTCACTTGCCGTATTACTCCACTCACTAAAATCCTCACTATAAGTAATAAGATTAGTAGAAGTAGGCTCTAACAATATATGACCATTAGCACCATTACTATCATAGTTTATTCTAGCTAAATCTACATCTGTACTAAATGTAATGTCTTTTACTGATACGTTGTCTACTGAACCATTGAATGTACCACCTTGACTTTTAATAGAAAAATCTGTACCCGTTGTAGTTAAAATTTCAGTATAAGTTCCATTAGCAGTAATAGAGCTTCCCTCTTGTCCACTAACAGTAGCCTTTACAGTTCCACTCACATAATTACTAACAGTAAATGTTATTTTATATGTGTTTGATGATGTTAATATTCCTGATTGTGTTAAATAAGAACTACCACCACTTGTTGTGCTTGTAGCCACACCATTTTCTATACTCCAACCTGTACCTAAAGTCCACCTATCGTTAGGGTCAACTTGTTGTAATGATATGTTGTCTATTGAGCCTATGAAATTGTTATTGTTAAATTGTAAAGCTGTATTAGTGCCATTACTTGTTATGTAAACAGTCTTTACACCTTCTGTAGCACTATCTAATGTTTGTGTTCCAAAAGCAGAATTGCCACCTGCAGTTCTAAAGTTATTTCCATTAGTTTCTATAACTTCATATTGTAATTTATAAGTTTTAACAGAAGCAGAAACTACGCCTGTTTGTATTAAAAAACTATTTGTTGTAGTAGGAAATTTAGCAACTCCATCTTCAATAACAGTATCTCCAATAGATAAATTCCAATCACTATTAGTAGTAAAATCTCCATTTGTAACTAAATCATCACCCAACTCCTCATAATCACCATTAAGTACTAATTCAGGGTCAGTAATACTTTGCATATCTTGTACTAAACCACTAGAGTTTATTCTTGTAGCACTACTTGCTCTATCGAAGTCAAAGTCTGATGATACGTCTACTACTGATACGTTGTCAATAGAAAATACTGCACCACTTAACGCTCTAAATAAGAAATTACCATTAGCTATACTGTGTGTAAAATTTATTGTAAAAGTGCCATTGCTTGTTATAGTGTATATAGTAGCACCATCATTGCTAACTATTTTTGGTGTTCCTGTACCATTATAGTCTGAAATAGTAAAAGTAGCCTTGTATGAATTTCCATTAGTTAATATATCTTGCCATAATAACGAGCTTCCACCACTACTATCTAAGTTACCTTTACCACTACTTATAGTAGAATTTACTTTTGACCAATCACTATCAGTATCAAATGTACCATTTGTAACTAAATCATCACCTGTATAAGTCTTTACAGAGTGTACTAACGCATCACTTGTTGCAGCAGGAGTAAGTAATATAGTAGCTTTGTTTAAAAGCTTGTAGTCGTCTATCTCTTTGGCTTCTTTTTTGTTATTTTCAAAGTAAGTGGATCTACGCCTAAGCTTACCATATAGCTTAGCAACTATAGACCTAAAGGCCTTAGCTTTATGTGAACCTAGCCCCAGCCCTAACATTACTGTCCGAAATAATAGATTACGCTTCCTGATGCTAACGTAGCTGCTGTCCATCGACCAACTATGGTCATACCAGCAGGGAAAGTTATTGAACCTGTTACCGCATCTGAGTTAGTACCGTTTTGAGCTATTTGAGTAGCTGTACCAGCAAAAGAAACGTCGTCCGTGTTATCTGTATCAGCTGTTAGTAAACTAAAAGCAGAATCAGTGACAAACTGAATTCCAACAATAACTTTTCCAGTTGGAGGCGTAAAAGCCCCTGTGTCAGCAACAAATCCACTACCTAGCTGTCCAAAGCTGTAGCTTACTTCTGTAGAATTAATCCCCATTTTATTTATTTATTAGTTTGTTCGTTTTTCTTTGAACTTCCACCGAAGAAGAAGTCTATTATTGTGTTTACCTTAGCGCTCATTGCGCCAAAGATGCTTGATATAAAACTTATTTCAAATTCACCAAGGTCTATACTCTTAGTTACAAAATAATTGAACATTATAAATGTTATGCCAAAATAAGCTATAGTAAATAACGTTGCTAGAACCTTTTGAATAATAGCATCGTCCTTATACATATCTCTTGCAGACTTGCGATCCTCGACCTCTTTAGCAAACGCTTCCTTTTCCGCTTCCAAGAGTAGCTTCTTAAGAGCCAGCTTTGCTTGATCTCTTTCTTTATCTGTTGTGATAACCTTGTCGAGTATTCCTTCTGCATTGTCTAAGACTTTACCTAAAAGCCCTCCCATTATATTTTGTATCATATTAGTGTCCGTTTCCGTTGTTAGCGTCATCTTCCCAAGGAAATCCACCGTCACCAGCTTCTTTCCATTGACCATCAACCTTAATCATATCTTTACCGTTGATAGTTTCTCTCATGAAGGTTTCGCCATTGTATTTTATATAATTATCTCCATACGCCAACTTACCTACTCTCATGTCTGTAGCGTGTCGCATTTCATGATTTATTACTTGTTTTTCTTCTTCGCTACCAGGAACGATCTTGTTACTAATATATATAGATCCATCCATGTTAGCTTCACCTAGTATACCTTCTTCTAGGTTTTTTCTAACAACTGGAGTTCCTGGAACAGACACATCACTTTCTCCGCCTTCTTTACCAAACCTCATTTTTTTGGTAACTTGGCCTCTTGATGCTATTGGTCTTTTTCCTTTTCCTAGTTTGAACCCCATTATCTATCTTTATCTTTTATCATATCATCAATAGCCTTATTAAAGACTTTATCAGTATATGTTTTGTTATTGTAAAATACACTTCTATCAGATGTTGGCATATCTTCTTCGCCAAGTAATATCCTGTATATTCTACTTATCAATTGCTGGCATTTAAACGACGTTTTAAATATAGAATACTTAATCGTTGTTCTATTCCTGTGTCTCCACACTTCAATCCAGCCTAACTTTCTTAGTTTGTCCCACCGGGTTTTATCCCAGCTCATGGTATAAGTACCATCTATAAATTCTTGTCTAGTAAACCGTTTCTTGCAATCTAAATATATTAGCAGTTCAAGATCGGCATCTGTTAACCCGTAAGTCTTACAAGCCCACTTTCTAGTGAGCCTGTAATACTTAAGGATTTGTAATTCACGTAAATCGTGACTAGTTAGTCTCACTTATTATGAGTCAAGCGTAACAGCTATACCAAAAGAAGCGTCACCAATAATAGTTGCGATCTCTCCAAAGTAAACGCCATTATCAGCATCAATTATGCTTG